CAACTTTCTTAGCAAGTTCTTCTTTATAGTCTTCAAGTGCTTGCTGGTGTCCCCAGCCGAACTTAGGCTCCAAACTATGATTTGAGGACATAGCGATTCTTCTCAAGGATTGGTTGGTAGCAACTGCTTTTTGGATTCTTAGTCTTGATGTATCCATAGCGAGCCATTCGGAAACGAAGAGCACCATGAGTTACTCCAAGATACTTAGCAAGACGGAACAATGAAACTCCATCTTCCTTGTAAACCTTGTAAACAAGCGCGGAGTATTCCTCTGCTTCCTTACGGAACTTTGTTGAGTGTGAACGAACTTGCTGAGCCATTGGCTGAAGTTTGAGTAGACGCTCAATGCTCTTCTGGTCTGGTTCTGGAAGAACACGCTTTTCTTTGACTGGCTTGAGTGGAGGAGTTGGAATTGAGTATGAAATGTTTGTTGGAACAGATGTCACTTCGCAGATTTGACGAATGCGCTCGCGGGTAAAGCCAACAGCATCAGCAATTGACTGAAGACTCCACTGACCATTGCGTAGAGCGGCAATGTAGGCATTGCGCTTCTCAATGTCGTCGCCAATCTCTTCAAATGCCTTGTAAACCTCTTTTGGCAAAGTGTGATTAATTTTTGTATATGGGCTAGACATTATTGAAATATCCTTTCGTGTTTGAGTCATTTGCTTATAGTTTAGTAGAGATTTGCAAAGACTGCAACTTGTCTTAACATACTTCCCTGACAAATTACTCTAAAAAAGATAAATGTGTTACTTTTCGTTTCTCTGCTCTAAGAGCCAGTTTATCCAGTCAACCATCTCGTCAACGCTAAGAGTCTGAACATGTTGGGCTCCAACTATCTTGGTTACTTCTTGAATGTAGTCTGTGAGTCGTTCTGGAGCAAGGCTAGTTTTTTCAGACATATAGTTATAAAGACTTGTGAGAACTTCCATGACAAAATCTTCTTTGTCCGTACGGTATCCAGAGTCAAGGACCATTTTTATGAATTCCTTGTTGTAATACTCGTCGTTTCGCTCTTCCATGTATATATTTTAGTGTAGTCTTCAGAGATGATTAAGACTGATAAAGCAGACACGGACCGAATTTGGAACCAACTTCATGGAGAAATTGTTTCTTACTCTATTGAAGGGGTGGACGACGGTGGTGAAAACCTGTTTATGTATATCCGAGGCGCTACCAAAAAATGGGCAATCATCTGCGCTGGAACTGTAAAAATAGCCAGTAACCCTGAGATAAGTGGAGACTTTAACCTTCGCCCCCAATATTTTGTTAATCACTCTGTCAACTACATAAGACCAACATATACCGAACCAGAGATGGAACGATTTTGGGAGATTGAACCAGCAGATAGATTTATGAGTATTGATGATGTAAGTATTGAATTGATTGGTCAACACTTTAGTTTTCTTTTACAGATAGACAAACTTGGCATCTCTATGATGGATGATTGATTTCTTCGCGCCTTCATTCCGTTATAAGAAACGGAGGGAAAACGGGGAAGTGAGTTGTGTGTTTGTGTTAAGGTTTGTGGGTGATTCGGTTTCTCCATGGCGACTGTTTGGATGTTCTAGATTCTTTAGAACCTAACAGCATTGATGCAATAGTCACCGACCCTCCATACGAACTTGGGTTTATGGGTAAGAAGTGGGATTCCACAGGAATTGCTTTCAATGTTGATGTGTGGAAAAAAGCGCTCGCCGCTATCAAACCTGGTGGGCATATTTTAGTTTTTAGTGGGTCTCGGACTTATCACCGCATGGTCTGTGCGATTGAAGATGCTGGTTTTGAAATTCGTGACCAAATTATGTGGGTCTACGCACAGGGGTTTCCTAAATCTTTGAGTGTTGGTGATGGACTTGGAACTGCTTTGAAACCTGCCCATGAACCGATTGCGTTAGCAAGAAAACCGTTAGAAGGAACAGTTGAGAACAACTTGAAGAAGTGGGGAGTTGGGGCTCTTAACATAGAACTATCACGAGTGCCAGGTGAGCCTGTTCCTATCAATAAACTTGAAGATTGGTCTGGATTCGGACAACTTAAAAATCCTGAATACACACAGGAGATGAATACCAAAGGTCGTTATCCAGCAAATCTTATTCACGACGGGAGTGACGAGGTCACTAAGTTGTTCCCAAGAGCGAAGGGCGGAGCGTATCCAGCCAAGCGTGGAAAAGCAGTATCAACAACTTTTGCATCTGGTCAAGAAACTGAAGGTGGATTCAGGGCAATGGGAGATGACGGTAGCGCCGCAAGATTCTTCTACTGCGCTAAAGCAAACACTAAAGAAAGAAATGACGGAATGGGAGAAGAAAAGAACACTCACCCGACTGTCAAACCCACAGAATTGATGCGCTACTTGGTACGCTTGATTACTCCTTCTGCTGGAGTTGTGCTTGACCCATTTATGGGTTCTGGCTCAACGGGTAGAGCGGCAGTTATTGATGGTTACTCCTTTATTGGAATTGACCAAAATGAAGAGTATGTTGAGATAGCAAAGAGAAGGGTGGCTGCTGTCAATGGGCTATGAAATAAAAGTAGGAGATGTTCTTGCCAAGATTGCTGAAATTGAAAGCGGAACAGTAGATACCTGCGTTACTTCTCCTCCTTATTGGGGTTTGCGTGATTACAACAATGACGGACAGATTGGTCTAGAAGAAGACCCAAACGAGTATGTAGCCAAGATGGTTGAAGTCTTTAGAGAAGTAAAAAGAGTTCTCAAAGATGATGGAACTTTGTGGCTCAATATTGGGGATAGTTATTCTGGTTCTGGAAAAGGACCTGCTGGAAACCTAGGAAAGAAGCACAACGAGCGACACCTTGAGCATAAAACTGGTGGACTTGTCCCCGAAGGAACTAAACCAAAAGATTTAGTTGGAATTCCTTGGATGCTTGCTTTTGCTTTACGAGCAGATGGTTGGTATCTCAGACAGGACATTATCTGGGCAAAACCAAATCCAATGCCTGAAAGTGTAAAAGACCGATGCACTAAGTCACATGAGTATGTGTTTTTACTTAGTAAATCAAATAAATACTATTTTGATAGCGAAGCAATAAAAGAAGATGGCGTTATTCCTGCTGGAACTAAAGGCGCTAAGGGTTCTGTTGAACGCCAAGGAATTCCAGGAGTAAATGCAAGACCGCCTGTTTATAAGATTTATGATGGCAAAAGAAACAAAAGGGATGTTTGGTTTGTAAAAACTAAACCGTTTCCTGGAGCGCATTTTGCTGTCATGCCAGAAGAACTCGTGGAACCATGCGTTCTTGCTGGAAGCCGTGTCGGTGGTTTAGTTCTAGACCCATTTGCTGGCTCTGGGACAGTGGGCGTTGTTTCTTTACGTCACGAAAGAAACTTTGTGGGTATAGAACTGAACCCCGACTATGCAACAATCGCTCGTGAAAGAATAGGTGTAAGAGATGGTGGATTTTCCTATCTGTCGTCACGTTTATGAAGAAGTAAAGTGCGACCCTTGTGATTTTTGTGGAGCGCCAAGTCATAGAATGAATTGGGCTGAAGAAAATCAAAAAATGAAAGAGTGGAAAGAAGCAAACCCCGATGCTGGATATGAGGGGTGGATGTCTATATGACTCGGTGGAAGTGTCCTTGTAATGGATGTGCTAAAGCACGCAAGCAAGTTATTGAAGAAATTTTGACCATACTTGATGGTGGCGGTGATGCCTACTTTAGAATGCATTCGTTGAGGGAATACATCCACGAGCAGAGTCCTAAAAAGAAATCTACTCCTCGTCCAGAGCAGAAGGATTAACTAGAACTTCGTCGTGCTCATCATAAATATCTAGAGCAGACTCTATAAAGTTATCTTCGTGTTCTCTGAAATGATGGGCGCAGAAATACAAATCACCGTTGTTGAAAACAACCATAAAGACAGCCTTAGCGATGCATCTGTCACAGCGCTCAAGTGGTCCAATAACTTTCATAGTCTCTGGAGCCTCTGTTCCTATCATGTTAGTTGCCTCCGTCTGACATCATTTTGAAAAGGTCTTTACATGTAGGACAGATTGGGTATTTCTCTGGGTCACGAGAAGGAACCCAGATTTTTCCGCAGAGGGCGATTACTGGTTCTCCATAAACCATGGAACGAGTAGCAGCCTCTTTTTCAACATAGTGAGCAAAACGGTCATGTTCACCCGTGTCATCTATAAGTAACGTGTCGGTGTCTACATCAAAGACTGTCTCACTCATAACATAATTTTAACTGTTTAGTTCCTACCTTATTAGTGCGACACGTCAAATTGGAGCGGACGATGGGAATTGAACCCACCCCTTCTGCTTGGAAGGCAGAGGCACTACCGATATGCAACGTCCGCGTGTTTTATTCACATACATTAACACATTATGCTCTAGAATTCTCTTATGGCTAAAGGAAAATCTGGTGGCGCTTCGGCTCCCGCAAAAGTAATGAGTGGGGCTAATCGCCCCTGCGGTAAAGCGTATAAGAAAACTATCTGGACGCTTGTCTTCAATGAAAAGCGCGGACGCTACAGAATGAAAAAAGTTCCTAACCCAAGATTAGCGGGAACTAAGTAACTATCCTCCAGTGGAGTAAAACCCCTTGCCCTTAAAGTGCACAGCGGGAGAACTCCACACCCTTTTCATTGTTCTAAAACAATTAGGGCAATCTGGACCAACTTCAAAATGAATTTGTGTTTCTTCAAGTTTTTGGCAGTGCTCGCACTGGTATTCATAAATTGCCACTTTACTTCTTTCCGTGTTTCATCCAGATATACATGACAACCATCCCCGCTACCCAGCAGTAGATAGGGAAAATAAGTGTAAGAAAAAGTTCTCTCATTAGAGAACTATAGCGTTCCAGAAGCCTTTCGCTTGGCTTCTAGAGCAGCAAAGTCTTTAATCTTTGTTTCGCCCATATATGACCAAGCATAACCGCCAGCAACAAGGGCTTCATTTACAGATTGCTCTGCTCCGTTGAGATAAAGCCATCCAAGGATGCGACCATACTTTTCAGTTGAGTCTGGTTTTTGAGTCTTGATAACAATATCTTCGCAGCCCTCAAGAAGGTGCTTTAGTTTTTCTTTTACTTCAAGACCAAGTTTTTTCTCGTAAGCATCAGTTGTGCGAGACTCTGGAGTATCAATTCCAGCAAGACGAACACGTTGGTAGTAAGAGACGTTGAAACCTAGGTCAATGTCTACATCAATAGTGTCACCATCAACAACTTTGTGGACTTTTCTTACACGATAGATATACATTCTTATTATTCCTCGTCATCTTTCTTAGAGCCTTTAGCACCAAAATACCCACCGATGATTCCGATGAGACCACCAAGTGCTGTTTGAACTAGAGTCATAACCTCTGAAGAAACCTCTACAGACTCTCCAGTTGCTTTTGTTTCTTCGTATGCAGTCCAGTAATCTCCAACAATTGCAAGGATTACAGCAAGACCTACAAATAACGCAAGAACATAAATAACTCTATCTTTTGTCTTCATTACTTAATTTCCTGACCACATTCTGAGCATGTCTTCTTTTTAGGTGCTATTTTCTGCTCGGTTGATGGTGCTGCCTTTGTAGAACTAGAAGGAGCGGATGCTGAACCACCTGCTTTGAACTTAGGACGACCAAAGCCAACAATAGAAATCATTACTCCTGCTTTGTTTTTCTTATAAGCACGAAGTTTTTTGCAAGCCTCGCCGCCATTTCGTTGGCTACCTTTTTTGCCATCACCAGTTGTATTGCCTTCAATGCACCAAACGGTTCCATCTTCATTGTCTTCAATAACAATTCCGACATGTGAAATTCTATCAACGCCATCTGATGGGAAATCAAAATAGGCAATATCTCCTGCTTCTGGGTCAGCAACATCTACATCAATCCACTGTCCAGCCTTTTTGAACGCTGCTGCTCCACCTGGAGTGTAAACAGTATTAGGAATTTTTACTCCTGCTTCGTTTGCACACCAGTTTACGAAAGAACCGCACCAAGGTTGAAAGTTGGCTTTTGTGTATGCTCCATACTTTGTCTCGTTATCTTTTGGACCTTCAATGTATCCAACTTGAGACTTAGCAACCTGCACAAAGCGAGCAACGCTACCTTGAGGTTTAGCGTCAGAAGGTGCTGGAACTGGAAAGTCATCTACAGCCATAATTAGTCTTCATCCTCTTCATCATCAAAAGAGTCCTTGGCTTTTTCTTTTGCCTTTTCTGACTTAGCCTTTTCAGCAAGGGCAGCACGTTCTGCTTCTGCTTTTGCTGTCTCTGCTGCTTTTGCTGCTGCTGCTTCTGCTGCTGCTTTTGCTGCTGCTCTTAGGGCTCCCATGATTACTCCTTATCCCAGTCAGTGTCTACTGGTTGTTCTTGTGGCATTGCGCCATCTGGTTTTGCTGCTAAGCGAGCGCGAGTAGCGTCAATCTCAGCATCAACTTTCTTTTCTGCAATTTCAAGTTCTGACTCAAGTTTTTTATCTGCCTGAGTGTTTTTAGCGTCCATCTCTTTGTTTGCTAGTTGTGCCGACATAATGTCTTTAGCACCAGACTGACCAATCAAAAGACCAGCCAAAGTTCCTGTAATGAACGTGGCAACGGAACCAAGAACATTGAAGAACATCTTGTCATTTTCTGACTGCGCATTGATTGGCTGCGAGACAAATAGAAGTCCGTAAAGAATTCCTACTGCTGTAAGTAAAAGGATTGCTCCTAGAGTGATACCTAAAATAAACTTTAAGCGAGCATCTAGTTCTGATGGAGTAAGGCGCTGTTTAGCCATTGTTTGTTGTCCCGTCCGTTGTGGTTGCATCTGTCGGTGGATTTACAATGTCTTCGCCAACAATGTCTTCTGGACATGTTCCAGCCACTTCACAGATAGGTGGCTTACACTCCGCTTTTTCCCAGTTGGCAGGGTTCTGACATGGGTAGCGATATGTCCCTTGGTAGCCACAACCTGTGAGAGTCAGGCAGACAAGGGTTAGTGCTAAAAATCGTTTTGACATCGTGTCCTCCAGTAGACAATTTTACTGTTGGACGGAGATGGTGATTTTGGTTAAGAAGGAAGAGTTCCCTCTTCTAGAAGCACGAAACCAGTCTCTCTATCGTAGATTCGGTAGTCGGCGCTAACAACGTCAAATTTACGATGAACTGCTTCTAGGACAACGTCCTTATCTAGAGAACCACAGGTATAGAGGTCAAACTGAAGTCTTGCTGGCATCTCTTCGTCCCAGACGTGGAAAGCAATATGGCTGGTCTCAATGCCAACGATTGCTGTAACTCCCTGATTTCCTGGAGTGCTGACATAGGTAGCATGAGGCCCCATAAGAACCTTCATTCCAACTCGGTCTACTAAATCATTCAAAAACTCTATTGCTTCCTCAAAGCGATTGAGCGGGTTATTGACCCGTGCGTTGATGAGGATGTGTTTGTGTTCTACTGACACGGGACTACTCCTTAGGTATTGAAATGGAGCCTTAGTCTACAGGTTTTAGTTAGAGCCTAGGTCAAGACTTCTTAGAAAAGCAATCTTATCTACCCTAAACCCAGACCAATGCAGGTCATCGTTGACTACAACAACTGGGGCCTGTTTATAGCCTAGAGAGGTTATGTAGTCGTATGCCTCGGTGTCTATGCTTACATCAACTTCAGAAAATACGACATTATCTCTAGTCAGTAGTTTTTTAGTCATGTCACATTGTGCGCAATGAGGCATTGTGTAAACAGTTACCTTCATTATTTATCCTTCTGGTTTTCGGTAATCAATTTTATCTCACAAGCGTCTGTGGTGCAATAAGCCTCGCCAATCGCTTCTGCTCCCATTCCAGCGTAGACACCTGAGAAGTCAATTGGGAAGAGTTTGAGAGTTCCATCTTCTTCATATTCTTTTTCAGTTATCTGGGTGTAGGGCATCTGTGGGTAGGTAAAGTTTCCTTGTGGAAGGAAAGAGACAGTCTTTAGTTGTCCGTCATACATATGTAGGACTGTTCCAACAGCATCTGCTTCTTTCTCTGAGTCAAAAGAAATTGTTACAGAGACAGAGTTGTCAGACCAATAACGCTGAGCAACGGCTGCAAGTGACATCTTTTCGTAAATAGAAACATCTTTTTCACTTCGCTTAGCATCAGACTTGATTGGGAAGAATACAACTGAGGTTGTGTCTGGTGACTCTGATGCTGGTTCTACACGATAGTTAGCCATCTTGAAAAGAGGAAGCATTGGGTCAGAGTTAGCAAAACGAATAGCACGAAGGAAGTATTCGCCGCCTGGAGTCCAGTGAACTCCTGGTGATTCTCCAGCAAGAATAGAAACTGTTCCACTAGGCTTTACTGTAGTTGTCTTGATTGATTCACGAACTCCAAGCCATTCTGAATATGTTTTATCGTATGCTTGAATGGTTTTGTATCCTGAGTCCATCCATTCACGAAGAGTGGGAAGACCAACGCGGTCAGCAAAGTTAGCGACACCTGACATTGATGTGCCAATGCGACGGTTGCGCTGCATGATTGCGTTAGTTTCTTCCCAATGTGTTGGAAGAAGAGTTACAGTTTTTGCGTAAAGATAAGCAAATTTCAATGTGCGGTTATAGTCTTCAGATGATTCGTGGCGATTTAGATATGTTTCAACAAGTGTGCAGCACTCATAAGATTCAAGTGATTGTTCTGCGCATGGGTTGTAACCTGCTACACGCCAATCTTTATCGTTAGGTGGGTCAATAAGACGACCATACTTACGAGATACATCAAGCCAAATAACTCCAGGTTCTCCGTTACGAGCAATACCGTCAACAATTGGAGTTAGGTCAGCACCAACTGATGCTTCAACAGAGTTGTTTGACATCCATGCCCAACCTGGATTTTCTGGGTCATATGAATTGCGTTCTGGATAAACTTCAGCGTTCTTTAGGTTTAAGAAATTTTGGTCGTCAATGCGACCAATTAGAAGTTCAGCAGAGCGACGAACGTTGCCAGAAACGACGCAGACACCGATAAGATTACCAATATCAGCAATATCTTTACGAGTAACTTTTTCACCAGCGCGTCCTTTGAATAGTTTATGAATATGGTTGTGAAGTTTTTCTAGTGGTTCGTGTCCTGCTGCTGTTCCTCCGAATGTTTTAATTGGAGTTCCCGCAGGGCGGATTTCTTTGTAATCAAATAGTGGAGCCTTCGTATCTGGTCGGAGGTAAGAGTTGAGGATGAGGACGAGCGAGTCAACCCATCCTTCTCTGGTATCTGGAACGACATATGTCTCTTCTCCCTTTGGCTCATAAATTGTGAAATCTTTATCTGCGCCTTTGTCATCAAAACCAACTCCAACGCCGAGCATTGATGCTTCCATAAGAAACGCAAACGGTTTAGCAGGGTCGTTTTTTGTCATTTCTTTTGTTGAAACAAATGCGCAGTTTTGTAACGCCGCTGAGTTTCTTTGGACATTGACAATGTTTGTTCCCATAACCCAAAGACCGCGTCCTGGAGGAGTCCACTTCAAATTAAATAAACGGTCAAACGCTTCTTTTGCACTAGCAGCAGCACGAGTATCAGACCAAGGAAGACGCTGTGTTTTAGCGTGGTCTTTTTGGATTGAATACATTCCATTGATTACGCGCTCGCAAACATCTGCCCAAGTTTCTTTTGTGCCGTCTTCTTTGAGTCGTGAATATGTGCGTAGGAAAGTAATTTCTCCAACAGAGTTGCCAGCAGCATCCCTATAACCAAAAGGTGCTTTCTTATCCTTATAGGAGCCGACAAAATCCTCTGACAACTTGAAGGAAAAATTAATAGACACTTAGGCCCCTCTCAACGGAAAACGAATGATTTATAACCCTTAGCGACTGCCTTGGACGGAAATACTAGCAAAGACTAAATGAGACGTAGTTGTGAGGACTCGTCCAATTTTTTATTATTTTCTTCTGGTATCTGATTAAGAATAATAGCGTTGGCTAACGATAAACCAGCAAGAAATTCTGTTGACAGACCTGCTTCTTTGACAACTGCAATTTTAAGTTGAAGTTGTGCTGATATTTTATGTCTTGTTTCATATTCAATTCTAGAACGAAATTCATCATAATTGCTCCAACGAACTGCTACATCATCAGACATTATTAATCCCTCTCGTTTTCTTCTAGCCACATGAACTCTTGTAAGTCTATAACAGGTATTCCGCAAGCGCGAGCAACCTCAACCTCAAGTAAAGCCCCAGACGATTCCTGCCATCCAGGAAGAGTCACGACCATCTCACACTCTAAGACTGCTTTGATGTCTTCACGCATATATGTTTCTTTAGGAAGAGAAGTATCTCCATCAAAACATTCTGCTGGATTGAATACTGGATAGCCGCAGGAACGAATATATTCGGCAGTTTTATTGAATAACGGATAGTTATATTCTGGATAACCAGTCATTGGACCAGAAAGATAAATCTTTGATTTCATTACAGTTTTAGTGTTCATGTGTGTGAGTAAAAATAATCATGTCTTTTTTCTTACAACCAATGTGTTCGCAATAAACTTCGCTATAACTAAAGTATGTAAGCATATCTTCTAGGTCCTCTTTGATAAGAACAATTTGGCTATCGTCTCTGTTCCTATCAAACTCTATTGGAGATTGCTCTGGAGTCCAACCCCTATCAGACATAATCTTTTCGGCTATCTCCCAAAGGATTTTCTTACTTACTTTTGGTCTTGCCATTATTCTTCTGCCGCATCTGTGCCTGTAACTAAGTGACCGATAGGAAAAGACCCTGCCCATAAAGCAAGGCAGTCCATTGAATAGAAATAGAGCATCCCTGTATTGGTGATGACGGTGACGAACTCTGAGCCCTTTGCGCCTCGTATGTAGTGAGTTGGACAATTTACAAAGTCGCAAGTAAAATCTAAAACATCCAAATCGTCTTCAAAAGGCATAGGAAAATATTAACAGAAGGAGTAGAGTAAACCCGTGACAACACACCGCGATGTAGTTATCTGCACCCCTGGACATTCAATGAAGGCTCCTTATGTAAAGAGCCTAATTCACACTATAAAACGCTTAGAAGAAGAGGGTATTAGTTATACCTTTGTCAGCGAATATTCTTCTTTTGTTGCTCATGCTAGGGAGATAACAATTCTTGCCAACCCTAGAGCAGGAGAGAAAAAGTCAGAGTTTCTAGATGCTCCAATTTTGCAGGGCATTACTTACAACAAAATCTTTTGGATTGATTCAGATATTTCGTGGACCCCTGATGATTTTATGAAGTTGTATAAAAGTCAGGAAAGTATCATCTCTGGGGTCTATGCCTCTAGCCTTGACGGAGATTTGTGCGTCTTTTATCGTGGAGAGGACGGAATGCCGGTCTGGCATAAGAAGAGCAACTTTTTGGGATTTATCCCTGAAGGTGAAGAAGTTGTTGGTGTTTATACAGTTGGATTTGGATTTCTATGTGTGGCAGCGGGGGTCTTTGAAAAACTTGAAAGGCCATACTTTAGCATTGAGAGTGTTGTTTGGGAAGATGGGGCTACCTCTGTAGGCGAAGACTTTTCATGGTGTCTTAAGGCTAAAAGGGCTGGATTTGAAATAAAGGTTGATAGGTCGGTATTGGTTCAACACCATAAAGAGATTGGGTTTAGATTATGAGTCCTGTAGTTGGAGACAATAGAGTTTTGATTGCTACCCCCGGTCATTCGGCAAAAATGGAGTATGTAAAGAGTTTGACCAAGACTTTGCGTGAATTGAGCGCAAATGGTATCAAATACGACTTTCTATCACAATACTCCTCTTTTGTGCCAACCGCTAGAGAACTAACCGCTCTCAATAAGACTCAACATGACTACTCTGAGGGGGTAGGGGTTGCTGGGGGAATTGAGTATAAAAAGATATTTTGGATTGATTCGGATATTGAGTGGGAGCCTGATGACTTCCTAAAGTTGTTCTATTCAGAACTAGATATTGTTTCTGGTCTCTATCAACTGGACTCTGCTGGAACTGTGGCTGTGAACTACCCGAATGAACGAGGGGTTCCAACAAGGGTCAACAAGGTTGAGTTCTTGCTACATGATTTGCCAGTAGAGGTTGGTGGAGTTGGTTTTGGCTTTGTGGCTATCAAGCATGGTGTCTTTGAGAAGATGGAGCGACCATGGTTCTTGATAAATCGTGTCCAATGGGAAGAGGGCCGAGAGATGAGAGTCAATGTTGGTGAGGATTATTCTTGGTGTGCCAACGCTACTAGGGCTGGGTTCAAGATTTTTGTGGACCCTCTAGTCAAAGTAAAGCACCATAAAGAAATTGTTTATGAAGTCTGAGAAGTATAAATCCATTATAGAAGATGTCCGTAGTTGTCCTCTTCATGTAAAGGTTGTAGTTGGTCTGCTAGTTCTCTACTTGGCATCTCCAATAGATTTGATTCCTGACTTTATCCCTGTATTGGGTCAAATGGATGATGCTTTGATACTTGGTTTTACTTTGCGATACATCAAAAAACATGTAAAAAAGTAACTGACAACAAAAATATATCTGTTAATCTAGAATGTGGTTGTCAAGTTTTTGTCAAGGATTTTTGAAAATTTTGACATCTTGAACAAGTTATTTGTATGTTTTATATAAAAAAATTTTTGTTTCGGCTCTAAATATATTTTAGGTGAAAAATTAGCGATACTTTGATAGTTGAATACATGGTGAACCTTTTGGGTGGATTTGTGCGTAATTCATGTATACATGTATTCAAGTATTGCTAAGATATTCATATATTGCTAAGTATATTTTCCAGAGGTCCTTAAGGGCCCCCACGCGTACGTTAAGGAAAAATACTTGGTAATACTTGAATTACATGACAATACTTTTATGTGATAGTATTAGGGAAGAAAAAATGTAATTTGACAGTTTAGAGATTACAATAGTGTTATAGTTCTTTTTAGATTTTATTATTGATGGGATTGTTGGAATGTTGAATAGACAGATACTTGACAGAGGGTGTATTGTTTTGCTTGACAAAGGACGGTAATGACATGGCAGTAAATGGAAGCAATGAGTTCCCAAGCATTGATGCCAGTGGGATTCCTACCCCTGTATGTCCAGTGTGTGGAAGTGAGTGGTTAGTAGTTCCAGTCAAGTTCTGTAAAGACAGTTACATGATTGGAATGTGGGGAGTCAACGGACATTGCTATAACTGTAAATCTGAAGTAACCGCTTGCACCCCAAAAGATTTCCCTAACGATTGGGGAACTGGTTTGGAAGGAGAAGACTATGAGTGAGCAAGGCAGGGAGATGGAAGGCAACGACCTGATTGATGAGATGGCTTTTGCTCTGATGAAATGGTGGTTCCCCAAAAAGAAACCAACTGGTGATGATTTGGAGAGGTGGACTGAGATTGCTCTTGGTGACTCCAATGCGATTTACGAACATCTAAAAGAAATTGGAGTTATTCAAGAACATGAATGAAAATATAATGGATTGGCAGTTTAGCCTGATAGAAGTTGTCGGGCTCTGGGTAATTTGCTACTTTGCTTCAATGTTTGCAATTGGCACTATGAACTGGTGGCAGAGAGTTTTGAAGAGAAGGATGATGGAAGACTTCCTATCTCACATTCAACAAAAGATTCAAACAGAGGAAGAGTTTCAAGAAATAATAGAACAGATGCGGAGGGACTTTGGTGGTGGACAACAACCAGGAAACAACTAGCAGATGGAGTAAAGAACAACTTGAGGTTCTTGCCAAGATGGGCATTGATGCTACAACAGCAGACAGCATTGTAGAGGATTTGTCTGGAACTAGAAAACAGCGCAGACTTTCAAAAGGTATCTGTATCTGTGGACACGGCGCTAATAGACATAAAAGAAATACTCAAGGTCAGATTATTTGCCAAGTCAATATTCGCTACTGCCATTGCCATAAGTTCCGTGGAGTGATAACCGCTAGCACTTTGAACCCATTTGCAAGAGTCTCTGATGGAAACGCAAACCAACATGCTCTTATCCGAGGGATAGTTGCATTGATGGAAAGTGGTGGAACTTTCAATTGGATTGATGGCGCATACATCTGTGCTTCATGTGGAGTTACTGATGCTGTCTATCCAGTTATTATAGATGGAGAAGGTAGACCAGCCGAACCGAACAAAGATATTCTCTTTGACCGCTACGACATTTTGCTATGCCAACAATGTGATGCTACCTTGCAGACAACAGGAAGGTTGCCAAAGAATGAATAGAGCAGAACTGAAAAGAGTCATCTCTGGGCATATGACTGAAAAGATTATGGATGGAAGTCTAAAACCAGACTCTGCCCCTGACTTGATTTCTTTTATAGATGAAGCAATAGATAGCAGAGAACAGTATTTGATTAGTGGACTTGCAGAACTAGTTAGAGCATGGGAAGCCAGCATGGGTGAAGACGATAAAAGTCTTTACACCTTAGGACTAAGACGAGCCATTGACCTGATTCGTGAAAGTGATTACAAGCCAATCAATGGCGATGATGTTAGAAACTTCCAGAGGCCATTTGACCACCATGAGTAGTCATGTCAGAAAATCTTATTGCGTCCTTTGCGATGCCAAGATTCCAGTCAGAGTTACTTATCTCTACGAAAAAGAACTCAACGGTTGGTTATGTAAACCGTGTTGGAATGATAGAAACGACAGTCCAAAAACAAATCTCAAAAGCACTTTGTCCTAATTTTTCTTAATATTTTTTCTATACAATAGACAGTAGATTCGTGCTGTTCTACACGCTCAAATTAGTCCTTGTTAAGTAAAAACTCTTTATGTATCCGCGTTTTCACAAAAATCTTTTCCCATCATATCTGCTAATGTCTGTTATGACGTGGGAACCTTCCTTTCCACAGAAACGAGTAACAACATGAACAAGGCAATGATTGAGTCCTACCTCCGCAACCTGCTCGGTCAGGTATTTGGCGCAGTCACAATTGTGGCAAGCACCAGCGGAATTTCCAGTCCATTGGATTTCGGACAGGGAGAGTGGCTCTTGGTTGCTAATTCCCTTTGGGCATCTCTTGTCCCAGTAGCGCTTCGCTATATCAACAAGAAAGACCCAGCATTTGGACGTGTCGCTGAAGTTGTAGCAAAGGAAGCAACAAAGAAACTTTCTGAGGCTACAGCAAAGGCACCAAAGGCTGCCCCAAAGAAAACCGCCAAGAAGAAATAATAAAAACTAAATAAGTGGCTTGTCCCGCCCTACGGTAAAAATAATTTATAAAATAATCCCGTAGGGGGGCCAAGTCCGTAAAGGGACCAAAAAGTAAAAATGACCAGTGACCTGGAACCAACTACGAACAACGAGGATGAGGCTAGCGGCCTCCCTGATATATCAACCCCCGTTGACCTTCGGCCTGACTTAACCGAGTTCGGAATTATTGAATATGACCGTGGTGTCTGTGAGGACACCTTTGAGAACCGTCAGATACTCAGAGCCGCCAACTTCACTTGGGATTACGTCTACGACCAACTAGGACACACAACGGGTTTGATTGCGGCACGCTCTAAAGAACAACTCCGCGAGCGCCGACTCGTCAACTTCTCCGAACGTCGTCCGCTCCTAACGGACCCAACTAATAACAACTCAGACTTCTTAACGGGCCTGGACCTCATCATTGACCGTGACGCTTGCAAAATCACTCCACCGTGGGTAGTTGCTGCTACCCGTGCCTACCTTGAAGAACAGGAACAAGGGGGACCCAAATCTGAACGGCGTGCACCTAAAGGTCTACCACATCGCTGCAAAACTGTCAAGTCTGACGGCTTGCGTTGTTTGATGTGGGCATCGGGTCGTCTCAAGGATGACGGCTTGTGTCGCTACCATCTTAAGTTCAACCGTCGTCCAGGAGGAGACATTGAACGGGCACGTCAGAAAATTGTTCAGTCTGCCCCCTACGCTGTAGACAAACTTGAAGAACTTCTAGATGCACAGTCAGAGCCAGTCCAACTCAAAGCCGCCACAGAAATCCTTGACCGCGCCGGCGTGCGAGGTGGGATTGAACTTAATGTAGAGGTTGAGAGTAACGGGCCAGCGCCACACGAGGTCATCGCTGCAAGAATGGAACAACTTAGGATTGCTGCGCTCAGTGCCATCGCGGACGCAAAACCAGAGACAAAAATTATTGATGCTGAACCAGTTATTGAAATTTCAACTAACGGCGTGCCTGAGGAGGCTGAAGACTGATGACTACAAACAATTTCCTAGAGTTACTCCAGGAGCACGCTGACCGCTGCGCCGCAGACATCCCAGAAGCGCTAGACCGGCAAGCGCACATTCGCTCAACGGCTCGCGCTAACGAAGCACAGCAACTTCTTGAACTTTACAAACTAGACCGTGCTGAAGCACAGTCTAGTTAGTAAAAAGTAAAAAGTCAAATCAACGGCGAGCGCAAATGTACCTTAAGGTGTCAAAAGGTAACTTTAGGTGCCAAAAGGTAACTAACGGCTTGCGCTTAGCCAAAAAGTAAAAATGAAAGGAGCGGCCTGGGAATGGACAATGAACAAGTATTAACCGATTGCTTCTGGTGTGGGACGCTGTATGAGAAGGGTGCGTATCAACGGTGCCCTGGTTGCTCAACCACAACAGAGATGGGTGTTCTTAACATAACCGTGCCTCCTGCGTCCGAAGAACAAGTTACTGACCAGTAACCGCAATTGTTCGTAGTTGCTTGCAGCCAGAAGCCGGCAAGTGCTACTTTTAGTAAACCGTTAGTTGTAATCCTGTATGCGCCAGAGTGTTTACCTGGTTATCCACAGCCAGCAAATTGTTTGTAGTTGCAGGGCCCGCCTTCCAGAACAAGCATCGTTGCGCAGGTTGTTCAGGCATGACCGGACCAGGTAAAGAAACCAACAACTTGTTTTGATGTGCAGGGGCCGGCACGCCACCTCCGCCGTAACCACCATCTCCTCCACCTGATAAGTAAAAAGTAAAAACACAGGTGTCTGAATCTGGGAGGCTGCACCACGAGGGATGTCTTAACGATGTCCGTAAGTTGTTTGTAGTTCTACCTGGCGGCCGGTCTTCTGAGTGGCGAGCGTGTGGATTTGACTTTTATATTTTCTATCACTAGACTCCGCTTTGCGGCTCCGCCGCAAAGTCAACTACAAACAATTCAACAACTTCTCACAGCGGCCAGGCAGCAGCGGCAAGAGCGGCGTGCCCCTATTGACATAACGGCGAGCGCTAAGTAAAATACTGTTTATGATATTTGAAGCAATCATTGCAAAAGTGTTACTCAACATTGACCGTAGTCAACGCGACTACGAAGTAAATATGAACCGTGCTCAAAGGTCTGCCGATTTCTGGAATACCGTTACATACTTTGTATGGGACGCAATAACCGGTAGGAGGGAGGTCAACCGTGAGAACAAGACTAAATAAGTTTTTATGGCGTGCGCTATTTGCAATCGCGGCGAGGGAAGAAAGAATCCAAGCCAAAAAGCAAAAACAAAAAATAGCGGCATGACTATTGACGCGGCGTGCGCTAACCGTTACTGTTTTTGCTTAACCGCTAAAAAGTAAAAGCGGCAAGAGATAGAGAGACGAATTATGCAGACGTTCCTGCCATGCGCAGATTTCCGTGAAACCGCTAGTGTGCTGGACTATCGCAGACTAGGTAAGCAACGGGTAGAAGCCTTTCAGATTTTCCGTGCACTCAACGGTGAGACTAAGGGATGGAGGAACCATCCTGCTGTTCTGATGTGGAACGGATACGAAACCGCACTCGCTCTATACGCTATCGCCATCTGCGATGAATGGATAGCACGAGGATATAAAGACACAATGAAACCGAGGTTCCAGAAAATCCTGGAAGACCTGGCGGCCCTGCAAGAACAAACAACTTATCCATCTTGGCTTGGTGATGCAGCCTTTCACGAGTCCCATCAGTCAAACCTGATTCGTAAGTTCCCTGAACACTATCAACATCTCTGGCCTGATGTTCCAAACAATCTGGAGTATGTCTGGCCTGAACCAAAATCAATAGTTGACAAGTTTGTTTTAGTGGTGTAAAGTGCGCTTTGTCTTTAGAGAAAGGAGACAAAGTGAATACTGCGAAAGTATCGGAGATTCCTAACTGCGATTTCTGCGGCGCCCCTGCGCTGTATGACGCACAAACAAAAATGGGACCATGGGCTTTTATGTGCGAGTCTGATTATCAGACTTACTCAACTAACAAACTCGGTTTAGGGTTTGGTCAGAAGTTGGAGGTGGCGTAATGCCTATTACTTTTGACTTAGTCAAAGAGCGAGTAGTTGACGCTAAAGCAATTGCGTGGGACACCTGCCACAAAATTTATTTGCTCATGGATGATGAGCAAGTAGAACTAATGCGGACTTATGGTTATGACCCGTTGATTACTTCAGACGAAATGTCGCCTGACAAAATGTTTGAAACTTTACAAGAGTGGTTTGATGACTCGTGCTCTCTACGTTTTATCAACGCGGTTACTACTAATGTAGACGACCCTAACGAGGGTTTTGAAACACTCATAGGTCAATTTGATGATGAGGATGAGTATGACGATAGCCTTGCGCTATGAGAAAAACATCTATCACTCACAGAGTAGAAACAAACACCAAATACGAGAAAGGGATAATTGTGGGTCGCAAAATTATTGCCAAGATTGAATTTGAATTTGACGAGGACTTAGTCAACGAAAACTTAGACACCCGTCTTACAGATGAGGAATTAGTAGACCACGCTATTGACAATTTTGTTGATGACGCGTATACTATGATGAAATACAACGAATTGCACGAGGCGGTTCGTGTAGAGATAAAGGGGTAAATAGATTGGGTCAGTATCATGTTCTTGTCAATGTTGATAAGAGAGAAGTAGTAAATCCACACGGCTTGGGCTTAGGTCTAAAGCAGTATGAACATACTGCCGTCAATGGCGGCGGGTCTTTAGCAGACGCTATGTACATCTTGATGATGACAAGTCCTGCTCGCGGTGGTGGAGACTTTCCACAAACCGACATCTCTGGTCGCTGGACAGGCGACAGAGTTCTAGTATTGGGCGACTACACAGAGGACTCCGATGTGCCGTCTATCCCAAATGTCGGCTCGCTCAATAGAGAAGCCGATGAAAATTACACAGACATAACCGACATGGTTGCTAAAGCGTTTGAGGAAGTTTTCCGAATTCGCATTAGTGGCGAGGGCTGGAAACGGCGTGTGTCGCTAGAGTCTGCGTAATCCCTTTCTCTAAGACCAAGAACGGCTTGTCGTAATAACGGCAAGTCGTTTTTGCTGTACGCACATAACGGCTCGCTCTTACATAACGCGATGCAGCCCGCTGCTGGTGTAGAACCGCAAGTTGTTGCGATGTCGCCACAGCGAAGGCGTACGCACCAAAAAGTAAAAACGCAAACGGCGTGCCCTTACCAAAAAGTAAAAACAGGGAAGGTTACTGGCTAGAACCGCGAGTTGTTGTGATGTGCTCAACGGGATTTGCTGGAAGTCCAACTACACCATCTTGACAAAGAGAACCGCATCTTGTAAAATGAGAGCATGAAAAAGCAAAACGAGTTAGACGGATTGGTTCGGGGGCGTGGTCGCTTTGTCCTGAACCAACGGATAGCCGTATTCGCAGACAAGAGAACAAAGCGCAACAAAAGCCGTGCTGAACAAAAACGAAAAGCATTGTTGGAACAAGACTTGACAAAACAATAAAAATCCTTATACTTAGCATTGTCTTTATAGAAAGGGGACAAAGATGGCAAACGCCATTTATCTAAAGTTAGAACTTGCTGATGGAGTTGCGTATGACTACTTCGCATACAAGTTTATGAAAGAAAAAGTAAAGCCACTTGTTGATGGAAAGAACCTTATTAGTTACGAGTGGGACACAGAACCATTTGGGGAGGAGAACTAATGCCAAACTGGGTATTCAACTCTTTGTCCATAGATGGCGACAAAGAGCAAATCCAAAAAGTAAAAGCACAACTCAATGCGCCATACCAACGCAACTTTGAAGATGGGGCGCAGACTTACTCAAATCCGATTATTGCGTTCTGGAACATAGTTCGCCCACCTGAAGACAAGATGGAAGAGTATGAGGGTGTTCATGGTTACGCAGATGGAGAACGACAAGGTGATGGTGCGTTCAACTGGTATAACTTCAATAATCGTGAGTGGGGAACTAAGTGGGACATTGGTGTAGCAGATAGCAACAAGTATTCTGATACTGAAATGACTAATGACTCTGAAACTAATCTTGGTTACAGATTTCAAACTGCGTGGTCTCCACCTATTGAAGCCCTTGAAAATCTTTCTTCTCAATACCCAGAGTTAGAAATAACTTTAGATTGGGAAGAAGAACAAGGTTTCGGTGGCGTGTATGTTTTCCAAGATGGGGAACACTCCATAGAAAAAGAGTGGGACATACCTGACTCTCACGCTGACTACGAAGAACGAGACAATGTAGATGGGTGCGCTTGCGCTAACTCTGAAGATGTTGATGATTGGTATTCGGATTGTCCGGGGGCTAAAAAAGTCATTGAAGTTTCTGCGGTCAAAGATGTAGAACTAGTGAAAGGATAAGGTTATGTCTCGTTTATCTATAAGAGGGGTTGCGTGGAGTTCATCTATCACAGATGAGATGATTGCTCATCTCAACGACCACGAAGTTAGTTTGCTAATAAACTCTCTCAATGATGCGGTTGAGCAAATCTGCTCTGACTACGAAATCAAGTAAAGAAAGGAAAAAGTAAAAGTGGCAACTTCATACTTCGCCATAGATGGAAACTATGGCAACGCAGATGGCATTGTGATTGTGGAAACTTCCGATTGGTCGGAAGACGATTGGAGTGCGGTTGAGATGGCAGGGGACGCGGATAGGGCTTCGGTTGCCTATGCGCTCGCTAAATCAGATGAGCAACAGAGGGCTGAAATCTACCAATCAGTAATGGAAGACGACCTTGACGCTCAATTTGACAAAGCAGTAGAAAAAGAGTAGTATTGGTTGGTTAGGGGGGAAACCCCCTACCCGACACACTTGTTCTACGATTTGACAATCTGCTAAAAATAGTTATACTTGGGGATACAACTGAATACAAGGACACAAATACGAAAGGACACCATGTTAGACAAAGAAGCAAAAGTTCAGGGGGTTGCGGTTTATGCCGAGTTCGTAAGGGCTGGCGAAACAACGCAAATGCTAATCACACCTGATTGTTATACAAATGTAGGAACACTTACTCCTATGGCAATCCATAGACGAGTAGTTACTCCTGCTTCACTAAAGAAACAATGGCGTAGCACTTCGCTTCGCCACGAACAAGTCAAAGAGTATGTCGCAGTAGGGGTAAAACTTGAGGACGAAAAAATCTCTGACTTCACAGAAAATCGTATGCGTTATGCGTTCTCTTTCTTTGATGAAATGACAAAGCATGGCTGGATTATTCGCCAAGAACCTATCTTGGTTGAAGTATCAAAGTTTGACGCTGACGATTTAGCAAAGGGAACTACTCCAAGTCGTGTTCTCTATCGTGTAGGTATTTCGCGGAAAGCACTTGGCTTTCCTAAAGAGTTAGTCTAAGGGGGGCTAAACTTATGTATGATGTAAAAGCAAAAGAACGCTATGGCGTTCTAACACCTAACGCTTCACCTACTCTATGGGAAATCATTGAGCAGGTAGCAAGTCAAGGTCTAAATGAAAAAGCAAGTAAGGAACTTGCTTCTAAAGTTCTACCAACAGGTCGTTATGTTGAGAGAGCAGTTGGCGCAGAACGCGCCCCACGCGGTTCTAAAGTTAGAAAGGAACTTCCAATGGTAGAAGCAATCGTTGGTGGTGCTGATACTTTCAAGCGACCAAATGGTTCTATCTATCATGCTCGCCTATGGGGAGAGCATAAAGATGTTGAAGTTCTAAAACTTGCTTACGCAACTACAAAGAGAAGTTTCGCAGGTGAAGAAATCGCACCTATGTTCCCATTGTTGTTCGGTGCGCCAGGTACAGGAAAAACTGCGCTCGTTGAAGCAACTTTCGGAGACAACATGGAAACCTTGATTGGACATGGCGACATTGAAGCGTCTGACTTGATTGGTTCTTATGTCCAAACTCCAAGTGGAAACTTTGAGTGGGTTGATGGCGGTCTTATTCGCGCTATGGAACAGGGCAAAATCTATTTCGTAGATGAGATTGGTTTGATTGACCCAAAGGTTCTAGCAATCCTTTATGGTGCTATGGACGGACGCAGAGAAGTTGTTGTCTCTACAAATCCTGAACGCGGTGTAGTAAAAGCACACCCTGACTTCTTTGTAGTGAGTGCGACAAATCCAAATGCTCCCGGAGTTCGTTTGTCGGAAGCATTACTTTCTCGCTTCACACTTCAAGCAGAAATGACTACTGACTACACACTCGCTAAGAAGTTGGGTGTTCCAAGTCTGCTAATCACTTCGGCACAAAATCTCTATCGCAAGCAACTTGCGAACGAAGTTTCTTGGTCGCCACAAATGCGAGAACTCCTTGCGTTCCGCGACATAGCAACAACTTTCGGAACTAAGTTTGCGCTAGAAAATCTAATCTCTTCCGCACCTGAAAGCGACAGGGCGAGTATCTCTGATGTTCTATCTCGCGCTTTCGGTGAGGAAGTAAAGCCCGCGAAAATCTAACCCCCTTAGATACGCGGGCTACGCGGGGGGTGGGTTGAGTGTCCTTGCCCCACCCCCTTTCCCCCAACTTGACAAAAAGGATACAAAATGGGATACTTTGGTTATTAGTGGTTCGGAAGCCACTAACAGAAAAGGGAAAAAGAAATGAAACATTTAGTAAGTGGTGAGACTAAGTTTCAAGACACTCCAAGAGAGTGGTTGAAAGTTGGTAGAGAAATCGCAACGCTAACAAATCGTTTGGCTTTGCGAGACGACATTATTGCGTATGTAGGAACAAACGCTGGCGGTGGAGAAGCACCTGCTCGTTTCAATCCTGCGCTCGCAGAAGTTGAAGTCGTTGTAGAAAAAGTTTTCGGAACAGGTGTCAATCCTGAAAAGATTGGCGACATAACACTTCGCAAAACACAATACGAGTTTCCATTGGCGACAGGTGCTATTTCGCACGAAGCCTATCACGCTCGTTTCTCATTGTGGTCTATGCCTGACGCACACAGAGAACTAAAGCGAGACGAGTATGAAGCATTGAACTTGTTGGAAGAAAGTCGCATTGAGTATCAAGGAGTTCAAGCAAACTCTCGCTCTCGCGTATTCCTACGCTCTAGTGCGTTGGAGTTAGCGATTGGAGACGCTAGAGAAGCATTTGATAAAGAAGCACCTACAAAAGCAATCGCACAGTTGATTGGTCTTGTTCATGGTCGCGTTATCGCTGGCGTGTTAGACCAACGCGAAGTAGCAGACATTTACAAGTGGGTTGAGGAACAGATTGGCGCAGACAATGTTGAAAAGTTCTGCGACATTATTCGTCCTTTCCAACTTCACGCAAATCATAAAGACGCAACAGACCTTTACCCATTAGCAAAAGCATGGGCAGAGTTAGTTCGCAATCTTATGAAAGAACGCGGTGAGAACGAAAATCCTGAAACAGGCGGTTGCGGTTTTCCTATGCCAAAAGAGTTAGTAGAGGAAATCCTAGAAAAACTTGGAGAAGCAGGGGAAGCAGTTGAGATTGCTAACTATGATGATTTAGCAGACCAAGAACTCGGTGAGGACTTCAAGGAACGAGCAGAAGCCAAGCACAATGAGGCTAAGGAACAAGCAGACAACAAAGAAGTTGCTGGACAAGTATTTAGCAAATCAACAGGTCCCGGAACTACAAAAACAAATAGCAGATTAGTAGAACAGAGAGACGCAACTCCACAAGAGCGTTCTGCTTCCGTAATCATTTCTCGTCTCCTTGAAAAAGCAAAGTATCGTGAGAGAGATGAAATGATTATTGCGAGCGCAACTCCTCCGGGAAAACTTCGCACGAAAGCGATTATTCAGAACAAAGCACTCCGCGCTCGCGGTGTGTATAAGGACGAAAATCCTTTCCGTAAAAGAGTTCGCAAGCACACAGACGAACCAACTCTTTCAGTAGGTATCATGTGCGACATTTCAGGTTCAATGGGTTCTGCTATGAAGCCAATGGCGACAACTGCGTGGGTTATGTCCGAAGCAACTCGGCGCATACAAGGTAAGTGCGCTATGGTCTATTACGGAAATGATGTATTCCCAACACTAAAGGTTGGACAGAAACTAGAGCAGGTAAGTGTTTATACTGCTAGTGATGGAACTGAAAAGTTCTACAAAGCATTTCAAGCAATAGATGGCGCACTAAATCTACTTCATGGAAATGGCGCACGATTGTTAGTTATTGTTTCAGATGGAGAATACACTTCAGACGAAACACGATTAGCAAAAGAGATTATCAAGAAGTGCGAAAAAGCAGGTGTTGGCGTTCTATGGTTGCCATTTGATAATGGATACAGAGCGCGAGAACTCGGTCAAGGCTATGCCAAAGTTGTTTCAGAGATTACTGACCCTGTTCAAGCAAGCGAAGTTATTGGTCGCTCTGCTATGGAAGTAATGACAAGAGTTGGACAGAGGGCAGTTGCCTAATGTTCTAACAGGTGTTGGCTCGGTGATAGACAGGAGTGTCCTTCCGAAAATAGACAACCTGCTCTTTCGTCTCTCACCACAGAGCCGAGCCAACACATCTAAAAAGTAAAAGGGGAAAACAAATGACAACAATGACAGATGATGAAATAAAAATAAAGTATCACTTAGGCTTTGACCCACACCCATCACAACAGGACGCTATTTTCTATACAGGTATGGGTTGTATAGCAACAGTTGAATACAAAGGATTTCAAGTAGATGTTTATTGTGATGGAGAGACAAGAGCAAATCTCTTGGACGCACCACAAGGAGAAATTGTTTCTAGTTTGTTCTCGCCAACAGATTTCATTGACGCGGGCATAGACACAGATGACGCATTGAAATTGGCGAACGACCAAGAACTTCTTGATTGGATAAATAACTCTTGGTTTGATTTGTATTGCTTTGGCGAACACTTAGACGCGGTAGAGCATGAACTAGACGAGGCATTGAAAGTCGCAGAGGTCTATCTAAGAGACAGAGCGCACTCTGAAAAAATCATAAATGGGGAACTTGACTTTTCAGAATAAATGATTACAATAGGGGTAAGAGAGGGAGGAACAAAATGCACGTTTGCCAAATAATGTTGGTAGAAGCAGAAAGTGGCGAGGACGCTATTGGCGAAGTCAAAAGCCAAATAACTTATTCAGAAGACCCGTATCCAACTTGGTCTGATTGGCATGAGGTCGGTGGCAGGTGGGACGGATTGTTTGAGGGCTGGGAAGAAGAACGGAACGCTCTCTGCTATGCGGAGAACCCACTTCTTGCTGACGACATAATCAGAGAGTTCGCTGGGTATCGTAAAAAGGAAATGGAAAAATACTTAGCGGAGATAACAAAAGACGGGTTTGACATTGGCAAGATGATTGAGAACTACAACCCCGAAAAGTTTGACTACGGCACAGGTATGAGTGCTTGGACATTGGCACGACTAGGGAAACTTTTATCAAACGATTGGTGTTCGGATACGGGCGTCTATGACTTGAAAGAGGGTTCGGCAAACCTAGAGTTCTTTAGAAATCGGCTCGCCCTTGAACCAAATAAGCAGTATCTAGTTCCCGTTGATTTTCACTTCTAACGGCAAGGAAAGGAAAAAGTAAAAATGATTGTGTGTAAGAAATGCGGGTGGGAAATAAAAGAAGACTTTGGTTTATGGCAGGACATGTATGACGGATTGGTTTGCGATTGGGTTGGAGATGTTCCACGCCCACACAAACCGCGAAGAGAAGTGCGAACTCCGAACAACTCGGAACTCGCAGTAGCCTAAGAGAGGAAGCAAAAAGTAAAAATGAAAGTCAAAGAACTACTAGAGCAGTTGGAAGCATACGAACCTGATACCGAGTTGATTGTCGCCTATTGGGACAAAGCAACAGTTGAGGGATACCAAAACGGATTGTTCATTACAGACGAACAATGGTCTGAAGTTGTTGAGACCTACGAAAATGGCGAGTGGCACTTTCAGGGTTCGGCAGCCGAAGATTTCGTTGAGATAGCCCAGCAGGTTGTATCTGACGAGGGCTAATACTATGTGATGTAAAACACATAAGCAAATCCTTGTTTGGACTTGACTTGGCGGAATAATGCGAGTATCTTTGGAGTTGTAAGTGAGTGTAACTCTCTTACGCAAAGGAGTGAAAAGGTTTCTCTCCTAAAAGATGAAAGGACGCAAATGTCTAAAAAGACAGTAGTAGTTGAAGTTTCAACTACACAGGTTCTAGACAAGACACCTGCGGAAGCGAAAAAGGCTAAGCAAGCCCTTGAACTTCTAGCAAGCGCAAAACGCACAAAAGCACTAGCAGAAAAGGCGTATGAAGAAGCGCAAGCAGAACTCTACACACTTCTCGGCTACAAAAAGGTTGGCTCTTCTTGGATTGGTATTGCCACAGAGGGAACAATCGCTGGAGTTCCAGTTGTAGTTATTGGAACACAGACACGCGAGAACCTCAACAAAGAGGAACTCCTAAAAGCAAATCCACACCTTGTTGATGTGTTCGCTGAACACACCACAGACAAAATCGTTCAAGTGATGAAAACTCCACAACACAAGAACGAAGCAAGCCTTGACGAGGCAGTTGCTACTCTCCTTGCTCTAACAGGAGCAAATAAGTGAAAAGTTGGGAAGCCCCTATCCAAAGTGGTAGGGGCTTCTCTCTTACTTACAGAGAGACTATGGAAGATAAAGACAGAGCAATCTCTTTTACGAAAGTAGATAAAGTCCTAAAGACAGGGCTACACCAATACGAGCCAATCGCCACAGAACAGAACACAACTGAAGATGGCGAAATCAAAATAACTAGAGCAACTCGCTGGATACCAATGTGTGAGTCAGCAAAAAGTAAAAATGAACGCGATACAAAACTTGTTCTCTTTGAGTGGGAAATCAGAGCCATAAGCGACATGGTTGAGGCGTTCTACCAAAAGGGCATAGCCAAACAATTCATGGCGACTAAAGAGTGCCACGAGTGTCTAGTTCTTTGTTTCAGAGAACACCTAGAAATGCTGGACATAATGCCCCTTAGGGAGTTGTTTCCAAAAGAAGACGCTGAAGAAGATAGTGAAGATGGATTTGACTTTGAGTAATCTATCAACTACAATTCGGGGTAGAGGGAAAGGGGTAGTGTGAAACCAACAGACGCACTAGACATACAGGCATACTTCAAGGGGAAGTGTGGCGATAAACGCTGGACAGACTTACTACAAACCTACATTGAGATTTCAGTAGGAAAGAAGTATGTCTTTGAGAACGAAGCAGATTGGGAAGCCTCTGACGAAAAGAAAGTCATTGGTATCTACAAAAACGACATTGTTGAAGTAGGAAACAATGCGGAGTGCTTCTTCGTAAAAAGTGAAATGACTGACCTCATTTCATTTGCTTCAGGAAAACTAGACCCGACAGATAGACTTGATTTGGCTTTAGTCCCTGCGGACAGAGGATTTGCTTACTTTGAGAAGCCACTAGAACTACAAGATGTTCGTGGAAGAACAATGCTAATTCATTTGATTACATGGAAAAAAGTATTCGGTGAAAAAGGACAGATGGGTCTTTCACTTTCTTATTGGAATGACGCATACACGCAACCTGATGATGTAGCAAAACAAATCTTTGACCAAAACAAAAAAGACCCCATAACCCAATTACTTGGTCGTTTCCATTGGGTAAGGTGCGGAAGTGTTTTTCAAGATGAAATCATTGGTGGCGAAGATGTTATGCCATCAGACAACGACATGGAAGCCATAAGAAAACTTACTTTCAAGCAGGGTGGCAAAGAACTACTTTCTGATGAAGAGTGGGAAGAATACAAAGCAACTAAGTTAGTTCCTGCTACAAACATAACAAGACTTCTTTGGTCATACTTTCTTATCATGTCGCAGACACTTACAGAAGTAACAAAGCACAAGCCTGAAAACAGAGCGCAACGCAAACGCATTGAGCGAGAGAACCTGCCATCAGAGTTTGTAGTTGTTCAGTTCCGTAAGCGCAGATACATAAGTGCGGACACAGACGAGACACAGGAAGAGAGCGCGGTTGAGTGGTCGCATAGATGGATTGTTGGTGGTCATTGGCGTTGGCAACCTTACAAAGACCCTGTAAGCAAAGGCGTAATCAAGAAACGCATTTGGATTAGTCCTTATGTGAAAGGTCCGGAAGATAAGCCACTTGTTGCTAAGAGCAAGGTGTTCGTGTTGGCGAAGTAAAAAAGGATTTGACTTTGGGGGTCAAGTCCTGTATAATAAAGACAAGGGTAAAGAAAGGGGTTAGCAAATGGCTAACGATTTAGTAGAAGTACAAGTAACTGAAGAAGAAGTATCCATGCTCACTATGTCGCTCGGCATTTTTATTACTATGCTGGACGAAAAGATTGAACGCAGACATAACAGGAACGAACGCGGTCAAGAGTTGGACATGGAAGAGTTGTTCTTCCTTATGGATAAAAAGTTTGGTGCTATGACCTTGTGGCGCAAGATGTTGGTGTCTGCTGGGTGCGACCCCGACATGATTGCTGAACACATACAAAAAGCAACAGAGGAGGAGGGACTCTAATGGCTGAACACCACTACATACTAAAGTTTGATGATGAGACAGGCGTATGGTCGCATGATGTTGATAGCGAAGAGGCGCGGTTTCCTGATGGAACTATTTGGGACGAAGCCAAGCAAGAGTGGGTAAATCCCTATCAAGGTGATGGCGAGTTTTATCGCAACGCTGACGCCTATGATGATTACTTGTCCCATGTTGTCTCCACCATGAGTTGCTAAGGAAAAAGTAAAAATGGACGAGATAAATCTTTCACGAACAGTAATGTTCGTTGGTGATTACTTCACGCTTATGACCACAGTTGTTCTTGACGAGAAGTTGAGACAAGATGGTGAGAGTGATGAGGACTTTGCGGTTCGCGTTGCTAGTGTATTTATCAACGAATACTATGGATTTGATGTTGCGTCTGTATCAAACGACATTGGCATTGTAGATGGAGAAGAAGATGATAACGACTAACAACTTAGACTTGTATGTTGCCATCTCGGACAAAGTTGAAAATGGCGACATGGACAGACAACTTCACGACCTAAGAAAACTTATTGACGCAAGGCTGATGGTCATTGGTGCTAACAAAAAGGTTGAAGACTTTTCCGTAGGAGATAGGGTTCGGCTAAACGACAGGTGCGGAACTTCTTATCTACGCGGTGAGACTGCTTCCGTTGTCGGTAAGAGGCGCACAAAGATTGTTCTCAACCTTGATAATCCCAAAGGGCGGTTTGTTCGTAAGACTTCTGCTGGCGAGATTTTATCTGCCGAAGTCGTAGTGCCCATTGAGATTGTTGATAAAATCTAATCCTGTAAAAACAGTATTGTCGCTACCTCCCCCCCTTTCGGGTGGCGACATAGAGCACGGGTAATACCCTTTCCCCTGTCGCTCCGCCACTCTCCTTTGCTCCTGTCCAAAGGGAGTGGTGTCTCTTTTTTCTTGACTTTCTACTAACTACTGATACTATTTCGGCACGCTACTCTTTTTGCCATGCGAATAGTGTCTAAGGACTACCACCCTAACGGAGGGGCTTCACCCTTTATTGCTTCCATTGTGGATAACCCTGATGATGGCGACACGAAACTTGTGATTATGTTTGGCGAGGAGGGGTGCGTTGCCGTCCTTTCGTTAGACTATCTTCTCCGAGACGAGGACATCTCAAATCGTTTCAACGGGCATAACGGAGAGAAATACGAACAACTTAGAGAAGAACTCTGGGAAGATTTCGTAGGCTAGGCAAAAAGTAAAAACCGACAGGGAGCAGTACGATGACTACAATCGCCGCCGTTCAGGGCGAGAACTGGGCTGTACTGGCATACGATAGTCGTGTTACTGAAGACAATAAGATTTATTCTTTACCGAAAGACAACGGCAAGGTAATAAAAAATGGCGAGTATCTCATTGGTGTAGCAGGAGACATGAGAGCCGTCAATCTGATGGCGTATGTATTCAAGCCACCTACTATTGCTCCAACCGCTTATGGCGTGAGGCTGGATAAGTTTATGACCATGAACTTCATACCTGAAATGAAAAAGTGTTTTGAGGACAACTCATACTCTAAAGATGGCGAGCATGAGAGCCAAATCATTGTTGCTATCAACGGTACTATCTACGAGATAGGCGAGGATTTCTCTTGGGCTAGAGATGAGTCGGGAGTTTATACAATCGGGTCTGGCGGAGGTTACGCACAAGGAGCGTTACTTGCTACGCTGGAAACACGCAAGCGGACTCTGGGAACTGCCAAGACATTAGCAAGGCAAGCAGTAACTATTGCTTCTCGCCTTGACCCTAACACTTCACCACCGGTCTATGTGATGGTTCAACACTTCGGGACGCATTAGCAAAAAGTAAAAATCTCCGGCACGCAATCTTCTGGAGCCGGACCCACTGCAAATCAAAAAGTTGTTCGCAAGTATTTATGCGTACGCTATTTCCTGAACGACACTACTTGACTTTTCTTTCTAGGGTTGCTATACTTCAGTTATTCAGTAGGGGGCAAGTCGCTGGACACCTGAACGACCTGAAACCTAGGGGGTCGGAAACAATACGACTCCCCTACTGAACCTAAAGAAAGGGAACGCATGGACACACTATCTAAAGAAATCCAAATGGAAATGCACCTACGCGGTAATTTCTACCCACCTCTGCCACTTGACTACGCTAAGCCCGCAATCCAAGCATGGGAAGCGTATCTAGAGGAAGACTATGACGCAGTAATTACTTTACCTGCGGACATAGAGCCACACCCCGCTTGCGCTCGCAAGACTGATTCCGGCTGGGAGTTATCTGCCGGCGACCTAGTGCGGATACTTCGCCTAGATAGATAAGTTATCTGGAGAAGCCCCGGCTGAAGAGCCGGGGTTTTTTCATGTACAAGTTATTCTGATGTCCGGCTCAGAAGAGCGAGTTTTTACTTTTTGCCACCGGCTCTGGACCCGGCTGTCTGGAGAGAACGAACAACTTGCGGAAGAAGTGCCAAAGGGTTCTTCTTGTGATAGGGTAAAAAAATGTGATAGAGAACACACTACGGAAATACCTATTTGGACTTGACTTCCCCTAGCAAACTGGTAAAATACTCCTATCAACTTCAGAAAGGGGAAAACAATGAAGTGGATACTCGTCAAGAAGTCTGACGGAGAACGCGGAAATGCCGGTCTCAAGAAGATTTATCAGGTTATCGTTGAAGATAACAAGGTTATTACAATGTGGGGAAAGGCTGAAGAAGTCGCTCCACAAGCAAAGCAAGTCAAGACTTTTGCTTATCCATTCCTCGCCAAGTCATACGCTAACGACAAGGTGAGTTCTAAACTTACAAGAGGCTACGAAGTGGTGCTCGTAGCCTAATCGGGTCGGGTGGGAGACTCCCTCGCGTTTGGTTTGGCGCGGGGGAGTTTTCTTTTTATAGATACTTGACTTTTATTTACTGCGGTGTTATACTTAGAGAAAGAAAGGGGGGACACTATGAAAGCAGTCATAATCACAACAAGTGGTGAGAAGTCCGTTGTTGAATTTACTAACGAAACTTCTTACAAGACTTTATCTGACGCGGTTGGCGGAATGATAGAGTGCGTTGGAATTGACGAGAACACAGACATGTGGGTAAATGAAAATGGCATAGCAGAGGGCTTGCCACTAAACCTACACGGGTCGGCTATCTATGCGGAGACATGGAAAGCAGGTAATCCTATTCTCGGCAATGTAATCATTACTGGCGGAAGCGATGAAGAGGGCTACACGCTAGGACTGACTGACGAGCAGGTAGAGAAGTGGTTGGCGTATAACTCACAAGTAATTCCAACTGCCTACCTATTCGGTGCGCTATACAACTAAATAGATTTCCCACAAGAAAGGCGCGGACTAACCCCCGCGTCTTTTTTGTTGTTCGGAAGTTTGCCGGACCCACTGCATTAGCAAAAAGTAAAAACCTGCATCTTCGCGCTCGCTTGCTGCGGCGGCGGTGCTGGACATAAAAACAACTTTGCGACACGACTTGCATTTCTAAAAAGCGTTTGTTATAATTACACCAACAAGCCAACGAAAGGGGAAAGACATGGCTAAGTATGTGGTTCTATGTGAGGCAGATGAGTGCGAGGCAGAGAACGAAGATTTTCAAGATGATGGTTCAACTTATTGGTTCACTTGCGTAAAGTGCGGATACGACAACGAGGTGGTTCACTCACCATGGAAATAACAACTAAAGCCAAGTGTGTTGAGTGCGGACGAGTATTCAACCTACTCAATGAGATAGACGCAGAGGAGTGGGCGTATGGACACGACTGCGAAGTTTTGTAAGTCTTGCTTGAATACTCATGTGGTAGAGGACGACCCTTGCTACTGCGTAAAGTGCGAGGAGAACTTTGATAGTGGTTGTATGAACGAAGTAAATGGAGAACCCGTTTGCTTCCAATGCGACACGCCATGATTTGACTTTTCAACCCTGCTATGTTATACTTAGGGTATTAGCAGAAAGGGGGTGTTATAAATGCTAAGTTTCGGAGATGCGGTAAATGGTCTCAACGATAATGCGTGTTGCCAATGCGGACGCACAGTAGGTAAGAACCCATGGTTCGTCCACCTATCTAATGCGGGGTTCATACTCCACCCAGCCAGCGACTCACAGGAGTCCCAAGGTTTATGGGCAGTAGGGCGAGAGTGCGCTAAAGGGTTTGACCCTGCGGTTCTCGTAAAAAACTAAATAGATTTTAGGAAGCCCTCGCGTAAGCGGGGGTTTTCTTTTTGCCGGAAAGCGCATAGGCAAAAAGTAAAAATCACCAAATGCCTGGTTCCAGGTAAGAACAACTTAATTTGTTCGTAGATGCCAAAAACCTTGGCTCAAAACATGTAAAGACAAATCGGACATTTTTTCTGTGAGTTATGTCTCTTTTTTATAATTTGACTTTTATGCGGATAGATGTTATCCTTAGGTCAAGAAAGGGGAAATTATGTTCAAGTATGTATTCAAGCCATACCCTAAAGAGTGGGCTATCTATAAGAAGTTGCTATGGGTCGCGCTTGCGGTCATAGTTATTACTGCGCTTATTTCAGCCAACGCTCTAAGTTTCTTGTTGTTCTTTGGTGCGGGTTGGTATGCCCAAAAAGAGTATGCCAAGCGTCAGCCCAAGAAACGCAAGCCACGCAAGCCTAAGGCTTGATTTGACTTTTCTAAAAGAAAGTGCTATACTTCAGTTATGAAGTATTTACCAGATAGCGCAATAGTCGGAACATACAAGCGTATGCGCCGTAAGCCTAAGGCTACTTACAAGTCAAGGGCGCAGTATCAGAGAGAAGCAGATTTCTGGAACGCTATTGCTAATGCGGTATTAGGATTTGCCAAAACAAAAACAAAATGATAAAATAAGGAAATGGAGGAAAAAATGACGAAGACAACATGGACAGAGATAGACGACATTGACGACTTAGGTATCGCGCCTCAATACGAAGCGATTGACTACCCTAATGAATTGTGGAGTGAAGTCTTACCAAACCTTTTTCAAGGTGGAACAGATGATGACGACACAATTTGGGAGAGCAAGCGTGAGGGAGCGCAGATTACTAAAGAAGACTTTGATACAGTAATTACTGCCTACCAATACGCAAACCCTGCGGATTGGCTAGTAAAAGAAATACGCTATCCGTTTTACGATAGCCCGAACATGAGTGGGATTGACTTCAAGGAGTTATTCCAAATTGTGCGGATTGCTCACGAAGATTGGAAGTCGGGTAAGAAAGTTCTTATTCGTTGCCAAGCAGGTCTCAATCGTTCAGGGCTAATCATGGCATTGGTTCTTATGAAAGAGGGCTACTCTGCGGAAGAAGCAATCTGCCTAATCCGAGACAAGCGAAGCGACTACGCTTTGTTCAACTCAACCTTTGAGAAGTGGTTGCTATCCCTACCCGCTAAGGGCGAGTAATGGAAGCGACCACTTGCTCCAAGTGTGATGCGGACGCTAAGTGGATAGATTGCCCCTGCGGTGATGAGATGTGCTTTGCTACCCGTTGTTATTGGGACAAGTGCGCTTATGTGGAGTGGGGTTGCGTGGAGGAAGAAAGTGCTAACCAAAAAGTAAAAAGCACCCCCATCTATCTTTCTGCGGGCGACACGCCGAAAGTCAGGTAAGTTGAAAAAAGTCAGGGAAGTTGGTATTATTATCTTATTGGCTCAAAGGAGTCAAACTTAGAGAAAGGGCTAAGAAGATGGCAATAGTAATGAAGATGGAAAAGAAATACATACAACGCAGACGAGTTGCGTTTGTTATCGCTCTCGCGCTCGCAGGTGCGCTTGTGTGGGGCTTGCTTCAGGTTTCAGGAAACCTATGGTGGGTCGGTGGCGAAGAGGGTTATTGCTGGGGAGACATGATTACTTGTTATTTTGGAGAGGGGAAGTAATGAACAAAGGAAAGTTTGGACAAGACCTTGCGGTCATTTCAGATAACGACTTTGCGGATTTCTTATTGAAGTTCACATACATGACGCAGGAGCAGTTAGCAGAACGAGACGCTTTGCCAACAAGAGAAGCGCGGAGGGAGTATGTTAGAAATCTTCCGCTTCCATCACTAGGAGGGAAAAAGTAAAAATGGTTTTAGACACAGGAACATTATTCGCAATCATTATCGCGCTCGCAGGTTCATGCTTCGTGATGGTAGTTTCCATCAACGCCTACGGGAAGTTGATGCGGGAGAACAAACAACTACGCCAAGAGTTGGTTGAGTTGGAATGGGAAAAAGTAGTTGGAGAAAGAAAATGACAGACAGAGAGACAAATGTCTATGCGGATTTAGTTGAAGAGTTTACTGACTCGTTATCTAACGAGTTGAAGGAGCCAGTATCTACCTTTTTAGTTTTAGATGCGCTCGCTTCCTGCGGTCTAACTCTTAGTTGGGCGCAAGAAACAGATAGCCCAGAAAAGCAATTCCAACTAAGAGAAGCACTTACCAACGAGTTCTACAGTTTAGGTCTTGATGATGATAGTGTTTCCAACGAATTAGACCCTGAAGCAAAAAGAGAACTCTATGATGCGGTTGAGTCGGCACTTTTCTTAGTTGCCGGAGAAGGTATGAGTCTTATTGAATTCCCGTCAAATGTTTCTGCCACAGAGATGTATAACCAAATAGCAGAGGAGGTGAACTAATGGAAACTACACAAGTTATTGCGGAGGCAAATTGCGACTTCAAGTGCCAGTTTGAGTGGATTGAGGTTTCATCTAACTTCTTCAATGTATCCGTCTATACACCAGCACTAATCGCAGGTGTTGTGGCTTATGCGGTGTATCGCATTGTGAAAAAGATAAAGGACAATCCAAAAGTATGACGAACAAGCCAACATGGGATAAGTTTGTAGAAGCAACTGCGGTTGTAAATGGGCACGAGGTAACACTTGACCCTAATCAAACTATCTGGAAAAACAAGTTCTATACAGTCATCAAGCACATACTTGAACCCGAACTAGGGGACAAGAGTGGTATCCATCTTTCTATTCGCCACAACGAACGAAAGGCGATTAGAGACTGGAGACACTTCCAGCGTATCAAGAACGAACTCGCGGGCGCGGAACGAGAGGCAGTAGAAATCTTCCCACCCGAAAGCCAACTTGTTGATACCTCAAATCAGTATCACCTCTGGGTTCTTCCTGAGGGCACGACATCTTTCTTCACATGGAACGAGGGTCGTCATGTAGTCAATGACCCCCAAGACCCTGAGAACAAGGAGTGGTTGCGGTCAAAAGGTTTAGACCCTGAAGTAATCATGGGAGCAAAACAAAGACCTTATGACGAGGAGTAAAAGTCGTGAGTTCAACAAAAAGTAAAAGAATTGCTGATGACGCCTCCCGCCTTTATGCGGAGGGGTTGTCTATTGAGAGTGTGGCAAGCGAACTAAAGGTTTCGTATCGTTGCGCTCGCAAGGCAATCAAAAGTCGCGGAACACCTCTGCGAGACCCATCAGCCCGCGTCAAAGGACGCACAAGCCCCAAAAGGAAGAAGACGACTCAATGAATAACCTCAATGTAGTTTGGACTGCGGTAGGAGCGTTAGTCTTCGGACTTGCGTCTTTTCTCGCGGCATGGCAGAATTCAGTTCCTTGGACTATCGCCCTAGGATTCTCGGCTTTGACGAGCGCGACGCTCGCAAGCAGGGAACGCTAGACAAAGTTCAAGGCAAAGCCCTCCACATACCTTCCTCTTGTGGGGGGCTTCTTACTGCGTGTCGTCTTGACTTTTATTTTGGATTGTAGTATTGTTCTGTCTTGAAAGGGGGTCACACAATGACCACACAACAATTGGTTCTCTTTGGTGAGAACCCTGCTCCCGCACCTGCGGTTGTTGCGCCTGTCGCAAATCCAGCCCTAAAGTTCAATTGGAAGGAACTTTATGAGGCACTTTCTAAACTTCCTAAATCTAAATACGCCATACCAACAAATGAACTTATGGGTGATTACATGGTTCAACCTGTTGATAATGACCTTGTCTTCGTTGAAATTCGTGAGTTCAAGAAGACCACATACCTTCGCCGTCTGCTTGGCGCATACGGAGGCTTCTCTCGTATCAAGCCAGCACCCGAAGATACGCTCGCTTTTGTGCGTGTTTTGCTTGGCGACCCATACAAGTATGCCAAGTTGTTCGCTGTTCACTACTCTTGCTGTGCCAAGTGTGGTGCTGAACTCACAGACGAAACAAGTCGTGAGTTAGGTCTTGGTCCGGTCTGCCGACAGGCTTTCGGGAAGTAAGACGCGGGTTAGACAAAGTGGCGACTTTCACCCCCGAAATCGCCACTTGTCTGACTTTTCTGTGCTAAGGTAATCCAGTAAGACATAGCGACCTAGACATAAGGAAGCATTAGAAAGAAAGGTTGTAACACAACCATCTCCCCACAGCGGGGGGAATAAGGCGGGTATTTGACGCCGATAAAGGTGGCTCCCACAGCACCTGTCCCTGTCCCCTAACAAAGGAAAATCAATGCTAAAACCTACTAACAAAGCCATTGAAAAAATAACTGCGGTGGCATTGTCAGTAACTTTTCTGTCTGTCGTCTCGGCTTTTGCCCAAACTTCAGGAATAGAAAATGTTGCCAAACTTCAGGCTAAAGAGGCTATAACTCAAAAGGCTGTAGAGGCAGAAATAGAAGCACAAAAAGCAAAACTAGCCGAACTTCAACTAAAGAAGTTCTCAGTAAAGAAAACCCCGTTCTCCGATGTAGAACTCGCACAACTGCTCTCTGCGGTTGGCTTTGAGGGCAAGGCTCTCAGAACTGCGTGGGCTGTCGTGAAGAAAGAATCCAATGGTCGCCCCCTTGCTTTCAATGGCAACACACGGACAGGCGACTCTTCCTATGGCATCTTCCAAATCAACATGATTGGTGGTCTTGGTGTAGTGCGCCGAGACAAGTATGACCTAGACTCAAACAAAGATTTGTTTGACCCAGTAATCAACGCTGAGATTGCGTATCACATGAGTAATGGTGGGGAGGATTGGACTTCTTGGAAGATTTCAGCCCCTTACACTAATCGTGATGAGGTAAGATTTCAGCATTGGTATCAACTCTTCCCAGAAGGATTTTCACAATGAACAATGATGATGTCGTAACTCCAGACCCACAGCCTTATTACGAACCAGTAATTGAGCCTGTTGCGGTGGAGTCAATCGTAGTTGAGCCAGAACCAGAACCAGCAATCTTCACAACTCCAGAAGTTGTTGCAGATGTGCCGGTTGTTGTGCCGGAAGAAAAGCCAGCAAAAAGTAAAAAGTTTGCAGCGGCAGCGCCAGATACTTTTGCAGATGACGAAGTTGTTTTGTTGTCTAGTCTGAAGTTTGAGGCAATTTCACGAAACTCTCGTTCTGTTTATTTGGTACAAGAAAGACTTTATCAACTTGGGTTTGATGGTGGTTATGAAGACCAGCCGGGTTGGTTGAGTCATGGAACACGCAGGGCGCTCGCAGAATTCTGCCCTTGCGATGAAACTTCTGTGCGGGTTGATGACGCGGAACTAATCAAGCGTCTCTTCGCAGGAACTTCAGTAAAGGTAACTGACTAAATAGTCGCACTCGTTGTGAACTAAACTTGACACACGAGTTGTTAGGTTTAGGAAGGACAACAACTTAGAACAGCGAAAAGCCCCTGAGAAATCAGGGGCTTCTTCGTTTGCGTTTATTTGACTATGCTACTAAGCAGTAGTCCCTGCGTGTGCGGTCATAATCAACATGAACCCATTTGTAAATCCAGCCTCGTTCTCTGTTATAGACCTCCGAGCCTTCAAGCCATAATCCACATTTAGCGCACTCGCCTCTGAACTCTGACTCTCCACGCCTGAGTCTTGGTTCAGGTTGATGAGTTGTTTGTGTTTGGGTTGCCGGACGGGGAGTTTTTACTTTTTGGTAATCACTCCCCTCCGCCTCGTTTTGTTTTTCTTTGATGACTTCTTTGAGATGGCACTTCCCACATAGGCTTTCAGTTCCCTGAAACTTAGGGTTATACCAGTCCCCGCATTGGGAACACGCTCTTGGCTTCATCTAGTTATCTGTTCTCTTTCTTGATTGTTTGGTATGACTTGCTTTCGCCAGCACTATTGCGGTAGCCATAGCGAACAAGTCGGAATTGAATAGCGGACGGAGTAACGCCTAGTAACTTTGCTAGACGATAAACTGTTACGCCTTGCTCTGTTGCCTGATTGAGCAGGTATGAGTATTCCTCTGCCTCTGCCCTAAACTTTTTACTTGATGAGCGAACCTGTTGAGCGAAAGGTTGAAGTTCCTTTAGCCTCGCTAGGAGTTCAGGGTTTGGCATTGTGTATTGAACCTGTGTAGGCATTGGATAGCGTGGTGGTTCAGGTATCACGATTTCAGGTGATACGGGTGTCGCGGTAGTTCCTCTCACGATTTGTCTAATACTTTCTCGTGATAGGTCTAACGCTTTACCAATACTCGCCTGTGTCCAGCCTTTCTTAGTGAGGGCATGAACAAGTCCATTTCTACTTTCGGTGTTGAGCGACTTTAGCAAGTCAGCCATTTCCTGCGGTAGCACTTGTCCAATTTTGTTGATTTCGCCCGCTAGTCGCGGGTTTGTTTTCACTCGCGGGTATCTGTTGATTTCCCTAGCGGAGTGCGCTTTCTTTAGTTGTTCAGGATTTGTCCTGAAGTTTATCTTTGTCATTTTATCCTTTTATCCTTTCTTTGTCATAACCTTAGACAAGAGGATAGGATTTGTCAAGTTGCGGTTATCTTTTGCGCTTTGGCTTCAAGACATCTACAACCGAGAACACGATAGCGTTCCAAAAGTCTGCTTCCTTTTGGTAATGCTCTCTGCTCTTAGCACTACGCTTTGGCTTGCGGTGTAGGCGTTTGTATGTGCCTACTACTGCGCTATCAGGTAGTCCTTTCATTTCCTATCCCTTTCTCTTTGTTATGACCTAATAGTATTACATAGGGGTAGATTTGTCAAACTATAAAGGTGTGTTTTATAGCACATAGTTGCGGGCATAGAAAAGCCCCCCTTGCGGGGGGCTTCTCGCCTTAGAACGCTATGCCCGCTAGGTGGCGGTAGCACTTGCTCTCTAGGTTATACATTGAGAGTTTAGTGCCACACTCGCAATAGCGAGCATTTTTATTGACCTTTAGTGGTTGAACATTTGAGCCCTCTAACTTTAGACCCATACCGTAATCAAACTCTGTGTCCTGTGTGATTGTGTCTAGCATTTTGTTTCCCCCTTTGTTTGTGCTTGTGAGTAAATACTATGCTATGCGGGTAAGCGTGTCAAGTTTATTTTAGGTGATTTAGATAACATTTTGATAACAAAAAACCCCCCTTGCGGGGGGCTTCTTGCGAGCCTTTTACCAGAACTTAGACCATAACCTAATCGGCTTCTCTGCTACTTGTAGAGCCTTGACTACTACATTAGCCACACCCTCTAAAGTATCTCCTACCTTTTGTAAGGTTTCCTTTTCTTTAGTTGTTAGGTTTGCCGTTATTCTGATTTCCATTTCTTTCCCCCTTTGTTAGGTTTTACTTTTTCCTAACACCTAAAGACTATCAAACACTTTAGACTTGTCAAGCCATAAAGGGTAGATGACCAGTCATACTTTAGGCAACAAAAAAGCCCCCATGCGGGGGCTTCTCTGCTAAGACTTTTAGGCTAGTGATAGTGCCATTCGTGGGTGGTTGAGAACAATACCCAGCACTTCCTCTGCGCTCATCATACGGGCTTCCTTGCCGTAAGCCTCTTCCATCACGATTACCTCTGTGATAGGTGCGGTGGTCTTTAGTAGTAGGTCTCTTACATTTTCCTTTGTATCTACTACGAAAGAGTAGGGAGTTGAGCCATAAGACTTGCCCTCATCTACCAAGATACTTACTCCATACTGTGCCATTTGTTTTCCCTTTCTTATTGCTACACCTTGTAGCAATGAAGTAATAGTAAGACACATAGCCCCCAATGTCAAGCCATAACACATACATTTATTTGTTAGTTGTCTCACACATTTTGTCAGCGTTGTCAGCCAGCCTAGTAAGTTACTCGCTAGTAACTTAGCCAGCCCAGTAAGTTACTCGTCAGTAACCTAGCCATCTCCTAACTCTTGACTAGAACTTTAGACAATGACATAAGCAACCAAGATGTTTAGCCAGACCAACTACAAACAACTAAAAACATTTTTATTTGACTAGACATAGGCAGGTCTTTGTCAGCAATACAAAACCAGAACCAAAAAGTAAAACATGAGCCAACACGACTCAACTTTCTGAAGAAAAAATAAAACTAAAAACAATTTTGCCAACACATCAAAAACATTTCCGGAAACGATTAGGGAAAGGGCTCAAACCAAGCAGAGCCGTCTCACAGGCCAAAACCAAAAATCGTAAACCTTCATATATTTTACAAATCGTCCATTCTAAGGTGTTGTAGTGCCTTAGCCTGTACGCCTCAATAAAATTGCTGTAGAATAGAACAATGAAGAAAAAAGTCCGCCTACCATCAGATGAAGTGAGATTTCTTTCTTCTCTAGAGCCACCAGCACTCAACAACCGAATCAGGGCGTTGTGGAAAGCGGGTTGGTCTCTCAAAATAATCGCTGATTCTTTACAACCACCTAGACCAAAATCAACAGTTCACTTCTGGGTCAAGAACGCAGCCGATGAGGAACAACGCAGACCGCTCCCTGCGACTCCACCTAAGTCTTTGACTACTACAGCACCGCTACTGAACTCTCCAAGACTTCGTAGTATCTCTCCTAGCGTTCCACCAGAAATCAAACCTCACCTACAAGAGTTAGCCCTTCTTGCTAGTCGCTACAGAGCCAAGACTCCTCCAGATAGTCCGTTTGCAAAAGCCAACCAAGAACTTACCCATGTCGCTCGTATGCTCTACAACCGCGGAGTTCCTGCCGCAGACATCGCTGAAGCCGCTGGGATTACTTACCGAGCCATCGCAAGGCGGTTGGCTAATGGCTAGAACATACAAAACAGCCTCTGGAACCTTTTCTGAGAATGATTTAGTGATTGCTATATGGACAAATCCTAAAAAGCAAAAGGCTAGACCTAACGCAAGGCCCCTTGAGACACTTACAGCAGATAAAAACCCCTACCCAATTGCGTTTCCTTTAGAGATGCTTCAAAAAATACAATCTTGGATGTATTGTCAAGTAGCAAGAAGCCAAGAAGACATTGATGATGTTCTTTTCAAAGGAAAAGCAACAAGAGAGAAGCCGCTTTTGGTTCCAGTAACCCTTGCAAAGCACTACCTAGGCTGGGAAGAGTTCTATGTCCCATCGGAATATAAGGATTTGAAATGAAAGTGCATGCTGATGTCTTCCCAGCAGCCGTTGCGATTGCCCCTCCAGGTTCAGAAGTTGATTTTGAGAACTTCGGTCCTCGCGGGGGTGGTCCACAAGGCACTAGAAGGCTTGATAGATGCAGAATCATTGTCGTCAATGACAGAGTGATGATTGGTCTTGACTCTCCAGAAGGTCCGCAACTTGTTTTCCAAGAAAAGTATGTTTCCTACGATAAGCAGGACAAACTTCATATGGTTCAAACAATTGAAGGGAAGACAATGGTCTTCAGAAAAGATGATAACTGTGGCTGCGGGTCGCGTCTTCGTTCTTGGCAGCCGTATGGGAGCATTGTGGAATGAAAGAGCCTCTAGTTTTTATTATTACTGCCCTAGCCGTATACCGTGCTACTAGATTCGTAATTCAAGATGAACTTGTCTCCCCGCTGCGAAACCGATTGTGGAAAAAGTTTCCCCCAGAGACTAATAAGTTTGGCTATCTCTTCACATGTATGTGGTGTATGAGCATTTGGACAGCATCATTGTTTGTTCTATCAAGTATCATTATGCCTACGATAACTTTCTATGTCTGCCTAGTGCTTGCCCTGTCAGCCATAGTTGGTCTTCTAACCGCATACGAAAACAGAGATTGATTCGTATTCCGTGAAAAAGACAAGGAGTAATTCTGTGGGTGTATTTCGGCGTGACGGCGCTGGCGCTAGTGAGCCAAAAAAGCCAACCCCATCCCCAAACAGCAGGAAGCGCACTACTCGTCGTAGTAGCAGTCGCTCAACACAAATTGTTACAGCATCTCCAGTAGTTACTGGTCCAGCATCAATCTTTCTTTCTAATCCAGCAAAGTCTGCAACATATTCAACACCAAGAACTTTGACTGCCGCCGCTGTTCAGGTGAAGATGAACGACAAAGGGGAGTTTGAGCAATTCAAATCTCGTCGTTCAGCAGCATCATCAGCATGGCAAGCAGAAGCGTGGGAGTATTACGATGCTATTGGTGAAATTAAATATGCTTTCAATCTAGTTGCATCTGTTGTATCTCGTATTCGCATTTATGCAGCAGTAGTTGATAATCCTTCAGAGACTCCAGTATCAGTTCGCTCTTCATCAAAAATTGACCCACGTCTTGCAGCAGCATCAGAGCGTGCTCTCAATAGACTTAATTCTGCATACGGAGGACAAGCAGGTCTTCTTCGTGATGCTGCACTTAATCTTTCTGTTGCTGGTGAATGTTATTTAGTTCAAATGCCAGAACAAAAAGGACACGGAGTTCCAGAGTCTTGGGATGTCCGCTCTGTTGATGAAGTTCTTGCTGATAATCGTGGTGGATACAACGTCATCTCTCGTCGTGAGATGGGAACAGGTGGAAATGCACCTGGAGCAAAGAAACTTTCAAACAAAGCATTTGTAGGACGCATTTGGCGTTCTCATCCTCGCTTCTCTGATGAAGCAGATTCATCTTTACGCGGTTTGCTTGACCTTTGCGCTGAACTTCTTCTCCTCAACAGAACATTCCGTGCTACTGCACGCTCTCGCCTCAATGCTGGTGCGTTGTATTTGCCAGACGGACTTTCTGTTGCTGCACAAGGCGACCCAGACTATCCATATGACACCGATAACGAACTAAATCCACAGTTTGTTGCTGAAGAAGCAGAAGATGAGTTTGAAGAGCAACTTATTGATGCTATGACAACTCCAATTCGTGATGAGGAGTCTGCATCAGCAGTTGTTCCACTTATTATTCGTGGTCCAGCAGAACTTGGCGACAAGATTAAGCAATTCAAGTTTGAGCGTTCGTTTGACCCAGCACTTGCTGAGCGTTCTGACCGAGTTCTAGAGCGTATCTTGCAGGGACTTGATGTTCCAAAGGACATTGTTACTGGTCTTGCGAACGTAAAGTATTCAAACGCACTTCAAATTGATGAAGCGCTCTACAAAGCACACATTGAACCACTTATGTTGCTCATTGCTGATGCTCTCACTATTGTTTATCTTCGTCCATACCTTGAAGCACAAGGTTATAGCCCAGCAGATGTTGAAAAGATTGTTGTTTGGTATGACCCATCAGCAGTTTCAACTCGTAATGACCGTGCTCAAGATGCTGACTCAGGATTTGACCGCGGAGTTATCTCACAAGAGGCATGGCGTCGTGCTCATGGCTTCTCACAATCCGATGCGCCTACTCCAACAGAGATTGCGCTTCGTTTACTCAACGAACGCGGAACAATTACTCCAGAACTTACAGAAGCAATGCTTGCAGCGTTTGCTCCAGAGGCAATGAACGCTGTTCGTGATGCAGCGCAAGCACAATCAGTTGCTCCTATGGACCCAGCGTTACAACAGCAACTAGACCAAGCACTTGCTAAACCAGAACAACCAGCACCACCTGCTCAGGAGCAATAAAGTGTCAGACAAAAGAACTATTGCTCAAACACCAGCACCTAAAAAGGACAGAATTAAGGGTTCTAGCAAAAATAAAAAGGGTTCTGCTGGAAGTCAGAAGGCTGCACGAGAAGTAAAGTTCTCTGCATCCGTTGAGAAGTCTTTGAAAGAAAAAGTAGCAAACCACAATGCAAAGTCAAAGCATAAAGTTACTTTGGCTAAGTTAAAAGCAGTTTATCGTCGTGGCGCAGGGGCATATTCTGTTTCACATCGCCCAGGAATGACTCGCAATCAATGGGCAATGGGTCGTGTCAATGCTTTCTTGAAACTTGTAAAGTCTGGAAAGCCAAATAACCCTGCGTATAAATCAGATAACGATTTACTACCAAAGAGTCATAGAAAAGCAGCATCAATTACTGCTACAGGATTAGTTCCAGAAGAAAAAGATTTAGCAGATGCTCTATTAGAGATAGCAAACAAGTATGGAAAGTTCAATGAAGATGCTTCTGGCATCTGGGCTGGATATACACCAGCCGCTGAGAACAAAGACCAAGAAATTGGCGTCCATTGCGCAAACTGCGTTCTCTATGCTGGCGGAACAGAGTGCAAAATTATTTCACTTCCAGTTGAGCCAATGGGAGTATGCCGATTCGCTGTGTTGCCAGATGGGGTAATCAAAAAAGACTTCACAGAGACAGAAGAGGAACTTGAAGAGTATGCACTAAGAAAAGAACTAGAAGTATCTCTTAGGTCAGAAGAAGATTACGAATATCCAGAGGATGCTATTTTGGCTATGACTGAATATTCTGGATTTGGCTATGAAGCAGAGCCAGCAATTCGTGCTGCATGGCTACGCGGTGTTAGAAATGGTGATGACCCATTTATCCGTGCTTCTTTATTGGCTTCTCTTGGATATGAAAGTCTTGATGCTGATTTGTTACCTGAGCAGGAAGAGGAAGAAGAGTGAGCAGAGTTCGTCGCCTAAGTTACGCAATCTCTGAAGAGGGTCGCCGTGCGCAATCAATTGACCAAGCACGTCGCATTAGAGATGCTGCTTTGTCTATGGTTGAGGAAGCAAACCTAAGCATCACTCCCACACGTCGTATTACTAAAAAGTCTGCTTTTACTGTAGTTCTTCGTTCCCTAGAGAAGACAAGAAATCTTCCTTTCTCTTTGCGCCAACATATGGCTCTCAAGGAACTATCTACATTTATCAATCTTGCCCAAAGCAATAAATCAAACTCTTTGACACTAGCAAATACTGATTTACTACCAGTTGCGCACCCACGCTCTACTCGTAATCACTCAATGACCGCTTCTGCTCTTCGTGAAGCACGAGTTCGTTGGTATGTAGATGACCCAGCAATCAAAGATGACTACGCAAGAACTGTTTTGGCTTCTGCTTTGATAGCAGAGATTGATTCTCCAGAGTTTACTTACTACAACGCTCTTTTATCTTCACTTCCACAAGGTGAGGTTCCACTACAAGCACTCCTTGCAGCATTTGGTGACGGAAACTCTCCAATGAATCGTTCGCTCCGTGCGCAACTACAGCGCCGTGACCGCTTAGGACGATTTGCTTTCCAAGGTGGAGGTATCAAAAACCTTATTAAGCGTGCTAGTGGAATCTTCAGTCTCACTGGACGCACACTTGCAGATTTGCCAGATGGAAGAGTGCAGATTGAACTTGCTGACGGAAGAATTGTTGCCGTAAATCCAGAGGTTGGAGAATATACAAAGGCAGTTCTTCCTGGACAAAGCAAAGATGGATTCTCTCCAAAGCCAGTAAGAAATGTTTCTATCTTTGATAAGCCAATGGATGAAAAAGATTTGGAATTTTTTGAAGCACCAAATGGCTGGGAAAAAGACGCGGACAATCCAAACATCTGGTCAAATGAAAACTGGAAAGTTGAAGTCCAGAAAGATGACGCTGGAAATCGTAACTATGCTGTCACTAAAGATGGCGAAAAAGTATTTGATGATAAGTCCTCATGGGCAGATGTATTAGATGGAATTGATGACCACGAACAAATAGCAGATAAGCAGCCAGAGGCTAAGCCAGAACAAAAAGAAGAAAAGGCAAAGGCTCCTGCTAAAAAGTTTGAGTTCAACTATCCAGAGAACGCATATAAGTTGCGTCCAGATGCTGACTACTCTCCAGAAGGAAGAGTTGATGAGAACAGCCCAGATTTCACTGACGACCCTGCTGAACTTGCGCAGCGTTACGATGTTGAAGATTTGCGTGATGCTCTAGAAGAAGGCGTTCTTCCACAAGAAGATGGACAACCAGCGCTGGGCTATGGAGTTCTTCCATTTGGTCGTGGAAACGAATATGTTCCAGCAGATGCTCTTTATCTTGCCCTCAAAGAGGCTGGCGAAGATAACGAGATGGAACTTGCCAGAATTTATGACAAGCAACTTGGTGGAAATGATAACGAGACTGCTCTCAACGATGCCCGAAAGGGAGACGAGAGTGTTGGACAATCAACTCCAGATGTTGCTGAGTCTTTCAAGAGAGAAACAGAGATTTCTCCAGATGAAGAAACTCCAGCAGAAGAACCTGCATTTATTGAAGAGAAGCGCGACGAGACTCCGCTACCTCCACTTCTAGAAGGTTTAGACGAGAACGAACTTGCTCGCTTTGTTGAAAGCAAAGACCACACTCCACACCTACCTGAGAACAAAACAATTGAAGATGTTCCAGATGGATATGCTCAACTAGATGAGAAGCCTTTTGAGTCATGGCGTGAATCAACAAAAGAAAACCCTATTGAGGGATTGCCAGAAGGATTTAGCGACAATCCTGTTTTCTTGGCACAGAATATTTCTAAAGAAGAACTATCAAAAGAACTTCGCCGTTCTGTTGAGCCTGGAAACGAAATGCCAGGATACGCAAACATCTCTATCAAAGATAGTGATGGTGAAGATTTTGTTGCCAACATTCCTGGAGAAGCAGTTCGTGACGCACTTCAACTACAGGGCGTAGACACAAACGCTGAACTAGAAAAGATTTATGACGAAGGCCGAGATGGTCAGCGTCAAGGAATCAATGACAGCGAAGCAGGACGCATTATTGCCGAGATTGAAAAAGAAGAAGGCCCTGACGCATTTGAGCAAATCGCAGAGCAACCAAGTCCACTAAATAAGCCTGAAAACAAAGAGGCTCTAGACGCATTCAAGAGACAGTATGTAAAAGATTTGCTCAACGAAGAAGAAGCGTTAGCAGACAAACTTCAAGAAGAAGAAGACATGCCTCGTGGAGATGCTCAGGCTGTCGCTGAAACAGAGATGAAAAAGAAGTATGGCAAGACTGCTTTTGAGGCGCTTAACGAACTTTCTCGTGAAGATGCTTTGAGAGTTCTTGATGAACGTGAGCAAGAAAATCAAGCAGCACAGCCTTCTCCAATTTCTGAAAAGAAAAATATTCCATCAAAGCCAACACCAGACTTTGACGCTGGTTCTTTGGCAGAAGTTCCAGATGGAAATGAAGAAAACGTAAAGCCAGCAGACGTTGAGGCAGTTGACCCTGTAAACCCAGACAACATTCCTCCACAAAGAGTTCTTGCTAAGGTCACTGACCTAAAGCCAGGTGACATCACTGTTGGCGACCACTTTGTTATTACAGAAATTGGCGAGAAGGTTCCTGGAACAGACCGCGTAAAGATTAAGGGTTACTACCCAGGTCACGTTGAGCAAGATACAAAGCAGTGGAACGAATGGCGTGAAATTCCTGTTATTCGTGGCGCACAGGCTCCAGAAAAAGGCGAACTACCAGTTCTATCTAAGCCAAAAGAAAAAGATTTTGGTAAGCGTAAGTTAAACAAAGAAACTGGACAATGGGAGTTTGCTAATCCAGAAGACCAAGCAAAGTTTGATGCTGCTATGGCTGAATACAATGTTCAACTTGATGCTGCTAAGAAACGTTTTGCTGACCCAACTGAGCCATCAAACAATCCTCATCGTGTAATTTCCCGTGCTGCTGATTTGAAGCCTGGAGACATTACTACAGACCCTAAGAAGGGCCACTTTGTAATTGAGCGAGTATTTACTGATGAAAACACTAAGTCAGGCTTTGTAAGCGTTGAAGGATACTATCCAGGACACGTTACACAACGTAAGGAATGGAAAGTAGACACTCAGATTGACGTTATTCGTAACGTTGAAGCACCTGCAAAGGGAGATTTACCAGAACTACATCGTCCTGCTAAAGAAGTAAATGGAAGATGGCGTCCTGATAACGATAAAGCAAAGAACGCAGAACACCAGAAGGCACTTGATGAAGCCGCTGCTCGTTGGAAGGCTCCAGAAAATCTTCCAGTAGTTGACCAAAAGGTTGGCGGAGCAGAAGAAGATAAAGATATTCCAAATGCTGTAGCAATTGCTCGTCCTACACCTCCACGACAGATTGAAATGCCAGCCTTCCAAGGAGACATGGCTGGAATTGCTCGTGAAGCAGGTGGAGACTGGAAGAAATTCAGAGAACTTCTTGCAGGAAGAGATGTCATCTTCTTTGACTGGGAAACAACAGGAATTCAGCCAGAAGATGGAAATGAACCTTGGCAAGTTGCTGCTGTTCGTTATCGTGATGGCAAAATTGTTGACAGAATTAACATCTTTATGAATCCAGGTCGCTCTATTGCAGACGCTTGGGCTGGAAGAGATACTGATGGCAAACCAAACGCTGTTGATGCTGACGGAAATAAACTCACTGATGAATTTTTAGCAAAACAAATAAGCCAAGAAGAAGCAATGAAGCAACTTCTTGAGTGGGCAGGTCCTGGGCAAATCTGGGGTGCTTACAACACTGGATTTGACGATGAGATTGCTCGTCGTATTGCTGACCGCCACGGACTTGACTGGTCTCCAGCAGGTTTGCTTGATGTTCTTCCTATGGCTCGTGATATTTACAAAGACCAGCCAGCAGAGAATCAACCTAAGTCTCCAAAAGGCCGTAAGAGTTTCTCACTAGGACCTCTTGCAAACCATCTTGGTGTAAAGATTGATAATTGGCACGCCGCTGATGCTGATACAGAAGCATTGGCTGGAATTTTTAATGCTTTGATTGATAAAGGAATTGAATTTGATGCTGGTAAAGATTTGTTTGATGTTGATGCTCGCAATGATGAATATATTAAGAAACTTGATGATTTCAATATTGCGCAGAATTGGTATGAAGACAAACTTGCAGAATACAACGCTGCGAAGGCTCTCCGTGATGCGCTTGCTGGTAAAGAAGTAAATCTTGATGAGGTAATCAAGAACGCTACTTCTACTAAAGCAGAAAATCCAGCCGTTGAACCTAATATGGGTCCAGTTGATGTTGAGCCAGATATGGGTCGCAAGTTTGAAGAGCCAGTAGTTCTTGACTTTACTCCAAATGTTGACTTCCCTCGCGGAAAGATGCGTATGATGGAGCGCGAGTGGATTCTCAACGATGACAACACATTTGTTATGCCTCGTGATGATGCTCGTATGCGTGACCTACTTCCTGGTGACTTTATGCAGTCAAAGGATGGACAGATTGTTTGGCAGGTAGTTGCCGTTCGTGCTGGAGAAGAGTTTGGTCTAGAGCCAGGACGAGTAAAGATTTATCGTCGTAATGTTGATACTGGAGAAATCTCTACATACGAGCACTGGCATGGAACTCGTTTGGACAATGTCCGTCGTGCAATTAATCCTCGTGACCTTGATGCTCCAAAAACTGCTGCTCCAGAAGAGAAGCAGCCTTCAATCATCAACGCTGAAGTAGATAATGCCAAGATTGAGGCAGAGTCTAAGCCAGGAGATGTAACTAATACTGAAGTTCTTGCAGTTCCTGGTATTGGAACAGCAACTATCACTATTAAGAAGAACGAAAATGGAAAGTATTCACTTCGTGCTGCTGTATATGACAAAGATGGCAATGAAATATATGTCGTTGAAGACGAATTCAGAACTGTAGAAGGTGCTCACGCTGAAGCAAAGGCTCTCATCAAAGAACATGTTGATGGACTTATTGCTCAGCAGCGTGAAGAGAAAGCAGAGCCAGCAGAATCACGAGCAAAGGATGTCCCAATTTCTCGTGGAACAATTCCAGCAGATGCAGAGAGTGCACCTCGCTATGTTGAGGTAGAAAATCTTCCTGGAGATGTTGCTGGTGATGTCAAGATTACTCCTACCATCAACGAAGAGAACAAGCCAGAATTTACAGCAGATGCTGTTGTCAAAGATGGAGATGGAGAAGTTGTTGCAAGTCAATCAACTGTTCATCCAAACGAACCAGAAGCAGAAGCAGAAGGTCGTGACTTCGTAAATCGTGCTGCCGAGGCAATCTCTAATCCAGAAGCAGAGCCAGCAGCAGAAGAACAACCTGTAAAGAAAACTAAATCTTCTAAGAAGCCTTTATCTGAAGAAGCCTTACGCAAGCAAGAAGAAGAGGCTGCTAAAGAGAAAGACAATAACTGGGTTGAAGCAAACGCAGGTCGTATTCCTCCAATTGAGGCACAAGAACTACAACCAGGTGACTTCCTTTGGGAACCATTCTGGGGTAACTATGCTGAAATTCTTGAAGCACGTTATATCGGATACCTAGACCGTGTTGAGTTCAAAGTTCTCAATCGTGTCAATGGAAAAGTTGAGGACCGATTCCTCAAGGCTGACTCACCAATTCGCAATGTTCGTCGTTTAGGTGCAGAAGACCAAACAATTATTATTGAACCAGAGAAAAAGGGAACAAATAGAGGAGCACGTCGCGGTGTAGTCAAGCGCAAGCCTCTAGATGAAAGAGTTGTTGCTAAGACTGGTCGCCCTATGGGTGGACGCTTTGATATTGAAGGATTCTTCAAAGATAAGAATGGCAACCCACTTGCTCCAGGTGATGTAGTAATGCATCCTAAGTATGGTCGTGGCGTTGTTAAGAAGCGTGAAGGCGCTCAAGTCAAAGAAGGAGAAAAGGCCGGCGGAATTGTTCGTAAGGGCAAGGTCTACTTAGACGGCTTGATGATTCAGTTTGAAGGCGAAAATCAGAAGTGGGTTCTTGACCAAGGTGGACGTATTATCAAGGCAAAGAACCTAGAGAAGGTAGAAGAAATTGATTCACCAATCAATCTTCCTGACTTCCGTGGTGGTCGTAAACTTCCTAACCTAAAGCCAGTTGCTAAACAACAAGAACTTATTGAAGTTAAGAAGCCTGAGCCAAAGCCTGAGCCAGTAGCAGAAGCACCAAAGCCAGAAGAAAATCTTCCTAAGCAGATTCTCAAGGCAAATGTTGCTGACAAGAAAGGCAAAGAATACGACATCAGCATCATAAAAATTGGTGATAAGTATGAAGCCGCTGCTTTCCCTAAAGATGGAGCAATGCGTGGAGATGTTATCGCTAAAGCCGATGCGTTGGCAGATGTCCAAGCAGTAGTCAACAGATTCATTGAAGATGTTGTAGATGCTGAAGATGGAAATAAAGTTCTTCGCTCATATGCTGGTATTTCAGAACCAGAAGTTCAACCAGTTCTGACTGCTCCTACAGCAGTAGTGCCTCCACTTCCAGCAAAGCAAATGTTTGATTTGAAGGGCGCTAAACTTCGCGCTAAAGACATAAAAGCACGAATTCTAGATAAAGAGTTTGTTGATGTTCCAGCACCTGCCGGCTGGGATGATGCTAAGTTGAAAGAAAACTTAGAATACAGAAGACGTAAAATTGCAGCGCTTATAGGAGAAGATGCTATTGATAGACGTCAAGGCGCACGTTTTGGTGCTGATATGAGAAGAGCAGCAACCTACGCTAAAGGTCTTGGTTGGTTTGAAGAAGCACGAGAGTTAGAAGCCTTGGCAAATCTTCAAAAGAACATACCTTTGCGCAAGATGGATGATGAGTTCAATGGAAAAGTAGCAGAGTTTGAAAAACTATTCCCTGATTTGTTTGTTCTCAATAAAGAGATAGAGGACAAGATGGGGTGGGCCGCTAACGATATGAGACGCGGGCTACGCAAAAACTTTGATGATGTAATTGTTTTCCCAGACGCATACAATCCTGTATTTAGAAATGCACTTGTTGGCGGTAAGAACAACGTTGATGCTTTGATTCAACTTGTAAAAGGAAAAAATGGCCTCAATGACGACGAGCGTGATGCACTTCTTGACAGACTTGAAAAAGTCAAGGCTGGTTTAGAAGGATTTGGTGAACTGCCTAAACTTCCTCTACCTCAGGTTGGCTCAGATACAGCGAACCAATTTGTTGCTAAGGTAGCAAGAGAATTTGAAGGAATGAGCGCTGATGTTTTCTGGGATAAAAACGGAAACTTCAAACTTCAAAGAGGTGCTGTTGTTTGGGGAGACTGGAAGTTTAAGTCAAACATTAGTGCTGGAATAAATGGACTTATTCTTCTTGAAAACTCTGTTACCAAAGAACAAGTTCTTATCAAATATGACAAGGACAAATACAACAATAAGCCATTCAAAGGTAATGGAATTAAGGCAGAAGAAATTGTTGCTCAACTCTATAAAGACCTTGGTTTTGCATCCCCTGCGGCAAAAGCAGTAAACCCAGACTCACCGATTATGGAAGTTGGTGGAATTGGAGTTATGGAGTTTGCAGGTCCTGGATTCTTTGGCCTACAAAACATCAAGAACAATGGCGAAATCTATGTTTCTAGCAATGATATTGCTCCTGAGCATAAAGCAGAGTTATTAGACTTCATTGTTGCTAATGCAATTATTGGAAACACTGATAGACACGGCCACAACTTTATGTGGGGACGAGATGCTAATGGAAAACTTAGACTAGTTCCTGTAGATAATGGACTTGCTATGTTCAATGGTGCTTTTGGAGATGCTGATAAGCACGACAATGACCCTCTCTTCTTAAACCCAATCAAGGTAGTTCTAGGAAGATATGGAAACAAGAATGCAGTAATTCCTTTTGCTGCCCAACATATTGGTGATATTGGCGAGGCTGCTGCCGTAAGTCAAGTAGTAGAGTTTGCTACCCGTATGCGTGAACGTGCTGCTGCTATGCAGTTTGTTGACCCAAGAGCGGCAGCATATATTGATGCTAGAGCAGACTACATCATTAAGAATGCGTCAGAGTTTGTAAGGAGGATAAAGTAATGAGTAACTACTACAGAACCTACTACTTCTCTAACCATGAAGAAGAAGACAGCAATCCAAATGTTGCTTTTGCCATAGTTACAGATGGAAGTAGAACAGAGATTCTATTCCCAGAAACTGCCACAGAGAACACCATTGAAACTGTCTCACAGGCCATTGGCGCTCGCATTGACGCTATAGAAGGAGTAGATACAGTAACTAATACAGATACTGCTGCTACAGAGATTCTTGAGGTTGTCACATACAACATGCCAGTTTTCTTCTATCAAGACGAAGAAGGTTTGGAGTCTTATCCTTCCTTTGATGATGCGCTGGGAGCCGCGAAAGAAGAACTCGTAGATGATTATTCTTCTGAAGGCTTTGAACCAAAATCTTACAAGCCTATATCTCCAAAAGAAAACAAAACAATGACCGCCGCGGGGGAGCAGACATGCCCTCCAGCAACTCAGGACATTGCTATCAATCTAAAAAATCGCAAGAACGCTATTGATACTGCTATGTATGGACCACTCAATCCAGAAGAGCCAAATGAAGAATATTGGCAAAAAATGGCTGGCGAGTGGGGCGTTGATTCCGAAACAGCAAAGAAGCAACGCTGTGGAAACTGCGCCGTATTTGTTGTTACTACAGAAATGAAAAACTGCATCGCTCAAGGAATTGAGCAAGGCGGTTCATCCGATACCGATGCTTGGGATGCCATCGGAACTGCTGAACTTGGATACTGCGAAGCGTTTGATTTCAAATGTGCAGCATCTAGGACTTGTCGCGCTTGGGTGACAGGTGGTCCACTAGACGACAGTAAAAAGGAGCAGTAGCAATGGCATTTACCCCTGATAAACCAGAGTTTCCAGAAGACCTGTTCTGCTTCTGCGATGCTGAATTAGATGAAGCAGTTGTTCTTATGTATGAATCTGATGACGGACTTTTCTATCGTGATAAAGGTGATTGGAAAGAAATATCTCCTGAAGACGATTGGGAGTTTGATTTAGATGGTTTAATTGTTGTCTATGTAGACCCCGCCTTCACTGCGGTCTATGACGAGGCAGATGCCGAAGACTTGGCTATTCCCGTTGAAGACGTTGTGAAGTACGAGTCTGTAGAACCAGAAGAGACGGAGTAAGCCGTGCAATTTGTTGGGCGAAATGGCAGTGAAGTCGTATTTCAAATAGACGACAAAGCCGTAGTTCTTGATGAGAAAAAGAACTTAGTTCTGTCTGTTGACGAAGCAGATAGATTGCTGTCTTCTTTTACTCCAACAGGAGACCAGACCCAACCTGAAGCATCCTCTATGTTTGAACTGGCAGTTGCTGCCATATCTGATTTAGATATTAAAGTATTTTCAAACAATGACCGTCTATACACTATTCCAAAATCAGTTCAAGCAGAGGCAAAGCGTGGTCTTGCTTGGAGAGCAGATAAGAACCGTGGTGGAACATCTGTAGGTCTTAATACTGCTCGCACTCTGGCTCGTGGTGGACAAATTGGTATTCGCAAGATTCGCCACATCGCTAAATACTTTCCACGTCACGAAGTAGATAAAAAGGGTAAGGGGTATAAGCCAGAACAAGATGGCTACCCAAGTAACGGAAGAATTGCGTGGGCACTTTGGGGTGGAGATGCTGCACGTTCATGGGCTACAGCAATTGTAAATCGTGAAAACAGAAAAGCAAAACAAAACTCAATCACTGCTTCCTACGATTTTGTGATGTCTGATTATGAAAATCCAGAGAAGATTCAATTTGATTCATTTGTTGATGCAAACTCTCTTCCAGAAGAATTTGCTCCTCAGTTCTATGTCCGTATTCGTATGGATGGAAGTGGAATTGACCGTTTATACAAAGTAAATCCTGATGGCACATGCTATGTGTGGGATGACGGAATGTGGGAAGATTTAGGAAACGTCAACCACGACTTTGAAACATATGACCGTTCTCTTGATGAAGCATATGACTCTGTTTCTAAAATTCACGTTCCTGTAGATGTTGACACAGCGATTGTTGTTGCTGGATTTGTAGACGCTAATCCTTTTGAAACAATTTCAATAGCAAAGATAAACCCTGAAGAATCAAATCTTATGCTTGAGGAAATGGACGGCGTTGATTGGGACATGATTGACGGAGTCTCTATTGACTACGCTGACGAATACCCAGACTATTACGAATATTACGATGTAACTGATGACTCTCTTACTGCTGCTGGAGAAGGTGGTCTTCTAAAGACAACTCCTGCTCCTGCACCAGTTGGAGGACCAACAAATCAAGATGGAAATTACACTCCTGAAGAGCGCTCACAAAAAGCACGAGGACAAGTTCGTGACAAGGGTGGAAAGTTTGCCAAGGCTGGTGGACAAGTAGTTATTGGTGGAGATGCTAAATACACTGGAACAATTGAATCAGTAAATCCAGATAATCAAACTGTAAAAGTAAAACTTTCTAATGGAAACTTTGTTGATGTTCCAGGAAATACGACAGAGCCACTAGATACTTTCAAACCAATTGTTAGAAATGATGTTCGTCAGAGAAATCTTACAAGCGGAATTCTAGGAGAACCAAGAGTTCCTATTGATAGAGCAAACGCAACTCTTCCAGAAAGACTTCCTCAACTAAACTCAAACGAAGTTAGCACAATAAATGCTGACTGGGGTAACTGGGCATCTGATATGCGTGCTTCTAACGGAGCAGCGAATCTAAAGTCTGGACTATCAACTCCAGTTCCAGGAGAAACTCCTAGAGCAAAAATGACTCGTGAAGAGTTGATGAATTACACATCTCCTAACGCATACAATGACCCTTCTCTTCGTCAATGGTTAGAGCAAAAAGTTGTCAATAAAGATGGAAGCATCTCTTATCCAAACGCACACTGGTATCGCCCAGACATTGGAAAAGGAAGCAGAGAAACAAAAATTGAAGGATACAAGCCAGCAAAAGACTTAACTCCTTCTCCTGGAAAAAATCTTTCTCCACAGTTTATGCAAAAGCCTGGTGGAAATCTTTCTGGAATTCGTTCAAGTGCTGGACAAAAACTTACTCCAGCAACTTCTGATGTTCCTCCTATGTATATGGCAATCGTCTCTCCAGATGATGCTCAGGCAGTTATGGATTTAGTTGCTCTTATACCTTCATCAACAGAAGGGACTGACGCAACTACTTTTGTTCGTAAGCCTGGAAAGTGGGAAGAGGATGCTCGTGTTCTCAATGACTTGAGAAGCCCAACTCCTCCACCAGTAGTTGTTCTTGACGATAAATCTCTTGTTGCTGTTATGTCACAAATTGATGATGCAGTAGAAGCACAGACAGCATCTGCTTTTGATATTGATAAAGCACTTATTGTTGCAATCATGGCGGCAGGTGGTGTAGACAAGAATCGCGGCAATGCTGAAAAACTTCGTCGTTATTGGTTATACGGAAAAGGCGCTGCGAAGATTCGTTGGAATACTCCAGGGGATTGGACTCGCTGCGTCCGTCAACTCTCTAAATACATGGGTCCTCGTGCAAAGGGATATTGCGCACTTCGTCACAAAGAAGCAACTGGTCTTTGGACTGGAGACAAAGAGCATCGTCAGATGTATGGAAAGAAAACTTTCTCTACTGAATACATCATTCCTTCTATCGCAGTAATTGCGGCTGGAGAAATCAGGGCAAGAGTTGAAGATGCCCGCCAAAAAGTCTACGGAACTACTGTTGAAAATAAAGAGCAGTCAACAGGTGCCGAATTTACGATTCCTTTGGTAATTCCAGAAGCAGTTGAGTCTGGTGATGGTCGCAAGTTTGCTAAGGGCGCAATCTCAATTCGTGAACTACCTCTACCTCTTTTGTGGCAGATACAGACTGGTGAAGGCCACAACGGTTCAGTAGTTGTAGGAAAGATTACACACATGGAACGAACTGAAGAAGGCATAGGAAATGCCAGAGGACAGTTTGACGATGGTGTCTATGGAAAAGAAGCAGAACGATTGGTCCGCGGAGGATTTATCCGTGGCGTATCTGCTGATATGGATATGTTTGAAGCAAAAGAAGAAAATGCTTCAGATGGCGACTCTGACGGAAAGGTCGGAGGCGGTAAAATGAACATAACACAAGCGAGAGTCATGGCAGTGACTCTTGTGCCTAAACCCGCTTTCCAAGAATGCAGAATTGTTCTTGTTGGCGAGAAGGCGGAGCAGGAGGATAATCAAGTGATACAAGATGGAGTTTATGTGGATGGCGTTAACCCGCTAGACGCATCTGCTCTGGTAGCGTGCGGAATTATTGCTGGAGCAATTCCAGTTACTCCGCCGAAAGAGTGGTTTGACAACCCTAAGTTGAACAAGCCGACTGCTCTTACCGTAGCAGATGATGGTCGGGTTTTTGGCCACATTGCCGCATGGCATGTTGACCACATTGGAATGGCTTTTGGAACAAAGCCACCACGCAGTAAAAGCAAATATGCCTACTTCCATACTGGCGTAGTTCGCACTGAAGAAGGTGCGGATGTCCCAGTTGGACAACTAACTTTAGCCGGAGGACATGCTCCACTAGAAGCATCAGCATCTGAAGCAGTTCGTCACTATGACGATACAGCATCAGCAATTGCAGATGTTCATGCTGGTGAAGATGCTCACGGTATCTGGGTTGCTGGAGCACTTCGTCCAGGAACAACACCAGAACAAATTCGTGCACTTCGTGCATCAGCACCTTCAGGTGACTGGCGCCCAATCAAGGGTTCATTGGAACTTGTTGCTGTCTGCCAAGTAAACGTTCCAGGATTCCCTATTGCTCGCGCTCGTGTTGCTTCTGGTCAAGTTATGGCTCTTGTTGCAGCAGGTGCAAGTGTTCTTGCGCAACTCAAGCATGACCCACTAGAAGAAGTAAAGTCTCGTTTAGATAATCTAGAAGCACCAATTGTTGCTGCTGCTGATGATGCTAAATCTCGTATGGCTGCTATGACAGCAGCAATCAAAGCAGAAGAACTATCAGCAAAAGTTCGCTCAATGAGAGATGCTGATAGTGCCTATATGCACCAGACTCTTCAAGATGCTGATACAGAACTTGCTGTTATTGACCGCAAGGCTCGTATGAAACTTGCTGAAGAAGGAAAAGCACTTAAAGATGGTTCTTTCCCAATCCGCAATGTCGGAGATTTGAAGAACGCAATTCACGCTTATGGTCGTTCAAAGCCAGGAAAGCGTGGAATGGTTCGTCGTCACATTATGAAGATGGCTCGCAAACTAGATAAGGCCGACCTCATTCCAGCAAACTGGACTGAAGCAGGTCGCACAGCATCTGCCGCAGAAATTGTTGAATCACAAACTGCTGCTGGTGGTCTTGACCGTAACCGAGGAAACGCTGAAAGACTTCGTCGTTACTGGACAAGAGGTGAAGGAGCCGCAAAGATTCGCTGGGGAACACCAGGAGACTGGAAGCGCTGCGTAAAGCATTTGGCTAAGTATCTTGGACCTCGTGCTAAAGGCTATTGCCAATTACGTCACAAAGAAGCACTTGGTTTCTACACAGCAACACACGCAAAGATGCACAAACAACGTAAATCTTTTGCTGAAATTGATGAACTTTTGGGCACTTTTATCACTCAGGTTTCTACTGATGATATGGTCAAAGACATCAATGAAATCTTGAGTGAACCAGATGATTTGTTTGATGGAGAGTGGACACCCGAAGAAGAAATCATCATGCTTTTGGTAGATGGAAACGGATTAGACGAGGCATCGTTTACCGAATTCTCTGCATTTGAATTTGCTGAAGCAGACACAGAAGGTCTGACTGAAGAAGAATTGGATGCACTAAAAAAAGCAGATAAGAGCGAGCAGAAGCCAGTAGATTCAATCGCTAAATACGTCCCAGGTAAAACACAACCCAGAGATGCCTCTGGAAAATTTCGGCAAGTGCTCGCTCGGCTGAAAGTGGACCTAGGAGTATCTGGCGCACAAGGAGTAGTTGAAAAGATTGAAGAAGCAGAGAATCTAGATGATGCTGGTAATTACGCTGGAGCAGCGAAGGCTGCTGGCGATTTGATTAGCATTATTGACAGATTGGACAATAAAGCGTTGAACCCTGAAAGTTTAGAAAACGTCAGAACAAGCGCTGGAGAGTTAGGAAAGGTTATCGCCAACCTTCCATTTGCTTTTGGAGAAGATGCAGAAAAGATTCGCTTTAGCGATGTCCCACCTGCTCTTCGTGATTTGATGGAAAATATGATAGATAGAGTTGAAGCCAAGATTGGAAAAGAAGACGCTGACGTAGCCACTAAAGACCTAAAGTCTTTTATGTCTGGAGGCGACTTTTATAGCCAATCTGAACTCTCTGGCCAGATGGCTAAGTTACTTCGCTTACTTACCTAAGTAGTAAAAAAATCGTACAACAGCCAAATCACACTATAGAAACTAATGTAATATTCAATACTAGGTGGAGTGCCTCCAAGCATTTAATGCTTTCTGGAGTCCCTCGGCCTCTAGTGAGATAAGCGAGACAGGAAATGCCTGTCATAACTGGCCCGGAGGAGGGACAGTAGTGGACCGTATTAAAAGCATGATGGACCAACTGAGTGAACTTGGTGACGAACAAGTCACTGAACTTCAATCAGCAATCATCAGTGAGTTTGAAGCGGTTGAGAAAGAAGACCCTACTCCGCAAACAGTTGACGCTATGACGTCGCTTGCCGATATGCTTGATGGAGTTCGTAACGAAATCAAGCGCCGCGAGGCCGCAGTAATTGAACTCGCTCAGCGTGCTCAAGAAGCAACAAACCGCGTTTACGGTAATGATGGCGACTCAACATTGGAAGCAATGCCAGCCGAAGAAGAAGAGAAGAAGGCAGAAGAAATGATGCCTGAAACTGTTGAAGAAGCGGCTCCAGCAGAAACTCCTGCTCCAGCAGATGCTGAAGCACCAGCAGAAGCACCTGCTCCTGTTGCTGAAGAAATTCCAGCAGCAGAAGATGAGGAGAAAAAGAAAGAAGAAGAGGAGAAGTCCATGACTGAAGCGTCAACCGATGCGGAGAAGAGCGCAGAGTTCTCAACCCCAGAAACACCAGTAACAACTGAGACAGTAGAGGCACCAGTTGCCGAGGCTGTAGCAGAAGAAACTGTTGTTGCTTCTACAGAAGTAGCAACAGAGGCACCAGTTGCCGAAACAATTGTTGAAACACCAGCAGTTGAAACTCCAGAAGTAGTTGCTGCATCAGCAGAAACCACAACTGAAGTTGCTGAAGGTGCAGAAGCATCTATTCAAGAAACAGTAACCGAAGCAAGTGAACCAACAAAGGTTCAAGAAACTATGGAGGCACCCGTGACCGCCGCTGCTGACAACGCAGATAACCTCAACATTGAGGTACCGGCTGACCGCCGTCCAACATCTCGGACTTCTGCCGCACCTGTGGCAATCACAGCGGGCGCAGATATTCCAGGATATACGGCTGGTAGCACACTTAACGACATGAGCGCTGTTGCTGAAGCAATGAGCAAGCGTATTCATGCACTTCGCCGTGTAAATGGCGGAGACGGAGAGCAACACATTGTTGCGTCTATCACAACTCAATATCCAGAAGAGCGCACTCTTACAAGCGATGCTGAGACAAACTGGAAGAAAATCCAGGATGTAACAGGACCTGAAGCACTTGTTGCTTCTGGTGGACACTCAGCACCATATGAAGTCAAGTACGACATCTTTGGTCTTGGAACAACTGCTCGTCCTCTCAAGGATGCACTTCCAAAGTTCCAGGCTGACCGTGGCGGTATTCGCTTCGTAACACCTCCAGTCTTGTCATCTTATGGCAACGCTGTTGGAATCTGGACAAACGCAACAGATACCAACCCAGGAACTGACACCAAGACTTCTCTTACTGTGTCAGCAGCAAACGAAGAGACAGTTGCTACAGATGCTGTCACACTTCAGTTGCAGTTTGGTAACTTGATGACTCGTGCTTACCCAGAACTCATCGCTCGTCACAACGAGTTGGGTCTGATTCAGCACTCTCGTGAAGCAGAAGGACAAATTCTTTCTCGCTTGACAACCCTCTCAACAGCAGTCACTTCAACATCACTTATTGGTCTTGCTCGTGACTACCTAGTACAACTAGGTCGTGCTGCTGCTAACTACCGTGGTCGTCATCGCCTAGAGGCAGATGCTCCACTTCGCGTTATTGCCCCAGCATGGGTCAAGGATGCAATGGCAGCAGACCTCACTCTATCAATGCCTGGAGACAGCACACTCAATGCATATGCTGAAATTGAAGGTTATATCGCATCACGCGGTATCAACATCACTTGGCACATTGATGACTTCACAGGTTCACAGAGTGCAGGAGCAATGAATGAGTTCACAGACACATTCACCTGGTACATCTTCGCAGAAGGAACATTCTTGTTCCTTGATGGTGGAACTCTTGACCTTGGAATTATCCGCGATTCATCTCTAGTCGGAACTAACGACTACAAGATGTTCGTAGAAACATTTGAAGGTGTTGCTAAGGTTGGCGTTGAGTCACTCAAGGTCGTATCAACCATCTCTGTAAACGGTGTGGCTGCTGCCCTCCGTGACACTACAGGTGGAGCAACTGCTGCTGCTATTGAATACTAAAATTCATAGTAAGTAGTAAAGTATTAAGACGATAACGCTCAGGATTTCGGAGGAG